GTGTATATCAGACTCCCATAACCGACTGTTATGTTCTTTAGAATGCTTGACAGCCAGTTCAATGGCTTTTTCAAATGTTGTGCATACTGCCAACAATTCTAAACTGGAATTGCTTAACCAAGCATCTCCAATATAAAGCAAGTAAAGTTTCATTTTGTGAGAAGAATTATAACCGTGTCAACACCATCATTTATGCTGACACGGTTAAGCGAATGGAGAGGATTATTTACGCCATGAGGCTCGCATTGCCTCAATGTTGATACCGTTGACAACCAGAAATTCTCTCAGAACACCGAAGAGTTTGTGTCCCTCACAATCCTTGGGAGCCACCAGTTGATAGAGATATTCCAACGACTCATCCTGAGTCATGTGCCGGAATCCACAGCGGTGGAAGAGAATGAGGTTTTTCATCGTGTAGAAAGCACCGGCTCCTTTGTAGGCATCTTTGAAAGCTCTGGACTGCTCCATATCGAAGAACAGACAAGTCTCTTTGACGGCCTTGTAGAAATTGGCAGTTGCTCGATGAAGAGCTGCCGGCTGGCGAGTATTCTTGATTGAGCGGAGCAGCTTTTCAAGTGGCTGGTACACCTTGGTGGGAATGTCTTTGATAAAGATATTGGTTTTATCCAAACGAACATAAGGAACACCCCTGCAATGTCTGATACGGAGCTTGGCCACAATGTTTCTGACCAACTGAATGTAGTCAGTGGCCATCTGAACCACAACTCCACGATTGAACCAGCGGTTACGTTCTGCGAAGTTTTCCGGGTCAGTGACATTGAGTCTGGCTTGAACACGCAATTCTTCAACAACCATCTCCCACTGATACTTGTAACCTTTGCGACGGAAAGCGGCAGTGAAGCCGATGGGCTGGCCGGTCTTGTAATCGGTTTCGGTCATCATGTGAAAGACCTGAGCCATAACCCAGCGACGGAAGAGACGGCGGTCGGGAATTGTCTGACTGGCACGGATTGCAGCGAAGATAGGATCATCATCAGGAACCACAGCGAACTGACCGTCAGTGAGGCGTCCGACTTCATAGCTGCCGTCAGTGCCACGAATAGAGAAGAGGTTGGCCACGTTGACTCCAGCATTGCGGAGAGCTTCGATTTTGGCCTCAGCTTCATTGAGCTTGTTAGCCGGAACGGGGATTTCAACAGCGATTGCTGTGGGTACGCAGTGAACTGGCATAACCACATTCACTTCTGCTGCTTCTACTTCGAGATTGGCGCCACACTTAGGACATTTTACGCTTACTTTCTTCATATTGGTGTTTATTTTGATGTTATTTGTTTTCTGATTTGGGTTCAATCCATTCTTTCAGGATAATAAATTCTTTTACGGTAGGACTTTGCCAGAACCATTTATCCTTAGCAAATTCATCCCATTTGAGAGAGCCATTCAATATCATTATCAGGATATGGAGTTCCAACTTGATTTGAGCAACTTCTCGTGGTTCGCCATAGAGCATATCCTCATCTGAAAGCTGATGTTCAGGGAGAGCGTTAAAGTATTTTCTGCGCTTATGATCGCTTCGTTCAGACGGTAGGCTATGCTGATAGCGGACAAACAGCTGAGTAATAATAGTGAGCGGGTTGTCAAATATCTGAAGTCCTAACTCACCTTCATACTCACCTTGTTTGATGACGTATTTACCATCAATTTTGAGTGTCCTTTTCTGAAAGTCAATATGGAATTTTGAACCACGTTTGACTTTCTCAATACATTCATTATAAATGTTTTCCATTTCTATTTGAATTAAAATTATAATCTCACTGACTTGGCACATTACTTTATCGTATTGATTAAAGAGCTGGTGACAAGGTTCCGAATCGAACAAGCCAGGTGGCTAACCTGGCTGTCGATTCGAGTCCCTTGGTTAAAACCAGCTCTATTGAACTTGCCAGTCTTGATTAAATCCTCTGTGCTGAGGTTTATCAGTTCTCAAAGCATTGATGCGTAACTCTATTCGGTTGATGGAATCCAGATAAGGACTCAGGTAGAACCGGCTGAAACATCCCAGGCAAGGATGTGAAAGCCGGTGGAACCTGAGTCCTATTCAGGTCTGGATGACTAAACAGTTGCTTTCTTGAACTGAGGTGCCGCATTACATTAGCTACTGAAGATGATTTGGTATATCGCTTTAAGAGGTTGATGTTTGGGCTTTACGGCTGCTGATGGAGGGTTGATAGAGCCTCCTAACAGCAGCTTAATGAAGCCAAAACTAAAATTACCATCTCTCAGATTGCTGCCATATACTTGGCTTGATATATCTGTCATGTCACTGATATGTTTCTTTACTATCTTGATATTCTTCAGAAGTTACAGATGGTCCAGGTCCGTCATATACGATAGGAGATGAAGTAACTGGACCATCTGCTATTAATTCTGAATAATTGAATGATTGACCCTTCAGATAAGACCGCATATTCGGTAATTGGTAGTCAGACAATATCGTGTGTGGCTATAAGGATTTGATGTCAGAAGGATCTGAGACTGTTGGCCAAAGGCGATAGCATGGCCCACAGTTCGATGATCCTTCTCTGAAAGGATTGCCGTTCTACCATTCATTGCACACTCAATCTATATCGGTTATCCGTACTGATGAAGAGAGGAAACCAGCGTCCTGTAAACATCTTTACTGGTCAAGAGCGCATTTTGCATACATCCTATCGTAAAGAAGCCGGAGAACATCTTGTCTGTCTTTATACGGTTAGCTTTCACATTCCGTCCTATGCCTCGCTGTATGCAGCCATCGGATTGATTGGCAATATATCCCAGTCCTCCGATTTTAGTCTTGCCAGTCACGACAGCCCTCAAACAATCCATCACAAAGAGTGTGAGAGTTTGAATGTCTTTCTTCACGTTGATGACCGGCAACACCTGAGTGGCCCAGCTATACTCACCATTTCCGCAATAGAGATAATGATTTATATCATTCGTGGCTTTGATGAGGCTTTTCTTTTTGGCTTTGATAGTGCGGGATTCAATCTCTTTCTGGAAGGCTTTTATTCGGGTTGAGCTGAGAGAAATGGAGGCTCCTTTGATTGAAAACCCAAGGAATTTGAACCACCGAGTATGAGTAAGAAACTCTATCTTTTTGGGATTGAGTTTCATTTCTCGCTTCGTGACCTCTTCAGTCATTATCTCCATTGCTTTCATATAGTCCGGCCCGACAAATAAGGCATCATCAGAATATCGGACATACTCGCCATTCAGTTGGCTCAGTCTTTCATCCAGGGTAAACATTACTACATTTGCCAACCAAGAAGCGACCGAACAGCCTTGTTTGAGTGACTGATAGGCTTTCTGGAGTTTGCCGTCAGTATCAAAATACCAGTCCGAATGATAATACTTTCGGAGAACATCTATGATAGCGGAATGGCCGTGTTTTGCCTCGACTTTATCAAAGGCTTCGTCAATAAATCTGATAGGTACAGAATCGAAATACTTACTGAAATCAGACTTCCACCCAATCACTTCGCCCTTGGTTTGGCAAATTCTCTTGGAGATCTCTTTCACAATCTTGCCACAACCGATACCTTTCTGATAAGATTGACAAGTGGGATGAATCATCTCAGGCATCAGCTCAAATAAAAGGTCATTAGCGATACTGAGGAAGATACGGTCAATCGGCTCATTGACATAGACTGTGCGGAACTCTCCGTTATCCTTGGGGATAAGAGCCGTGTGAGGTGGTGCAATCTCATATCGGCCGTCTCGTATAGCAGCGTACATAGCAGCTCTGGTATCAGGTTTTGTAAGCTGATAGAGATGAGCCTTATTGATGTGCTTCCCGACACCTTTTTCAATGGCATATCGCCATCTCTCAGTATCGAAAAACATTTCTAATATCTTATCATTCATGGACTGGTTCTTTACTTATTGTGACATTGTAAGACTCGCTATAATATTCATCTATTGTAGCGGAAAAACGGTCATCTTCATCTGCTTCAATGGTATCTTCAGACCATCCGGGCTTTTTAAGAATGTCCTTACGTTCTTGCTTTAAGGCGCGTCTGGCACCTTCAAGTGTTGCCCACAGAGTGAAAGAAGTATAGTTGTCTGAAGGTCGAACACCCTCATATTCAACTGTTACACAGAATACTTCCATAGCTATGAGAATAAAGGCTTTTCGCCGTTATAGTTTTGGATAATCCATTCCAGCAAGAGCTTGCGATTCTTATCGTCAAGGTCTGCATAGAACTTGACCATATATGTGTCAGGATCCTGAGTTCTGGTAGCGTGTTGCCACTTTCCCAGCATGTGACTGATATGACAAGTCCATTTCACTTCTTTGAGAAATTCCGGTACATTTACCGTATCTGTACCACCACCAGGGAAGGTGACAGTCATTGGAACCACCTTGTAATTCCAACCGTGAAACAGCCATTTATTAATGGCCGTCATAGCAATTTTGAGATTTTCAGTCATAGCTGTTATGCGATTTTTGATATTATTTTTGAACTGTTTGTTTGTATCAGAGACATTATCCGGTCGTAGTTTTCTGGAGTCTTGTTGTATTTGCCACGACATTGAAGAACCGAGAAATTATCTAATGAGAACTCTATGGTTGCGATTGAAATGCCTCCAACCAAAGCGTGAAGCACCAATACATTAGCTTTGGAATAATACTTGTTGGTGAAAACGCAGTGGTGCATATACTCGCCTTCGTCAACAAACTCTCTTACAGACTGAAGAGGTTTGACAACAATTTCCTTATCGACAAATTCCAAATCCAAAAATCTTGATTTAGCCTCTTTATACTTGGCCTCATCGACCTTGCTATTGGCTTCATAGCGTTGGATAGCCGTCATTTGCCTTTCACGCTCTCTTCGTCTGTCCTCTTCATCCATCTTAGCTCGTTTTTTAGCGATCCAAAAATCGTGAGCCTCTTTAAGATTGTCAGGACAGATGAATTTGGGATTTCTCAAATCTTTCCCACAATAATCAAGAGCATCGAGCATATCATACCAAGTCGAAGCATCAGTAATCTTATAGTTATGCCGGAAAGCGATCTTAGCGGAGGGCCAATATTTCTCAAACTTATACTTTTTAGCCAATGAGAAAGCTACCATTTTGTATTGCCCTAATTTCCATGCCGTCTCAGTTTTATTGCAAGTGAGTAAGCGTTGAAACAAGGTATATGGGGAGCAATTATGAAAATCACCGTTATAGCCATTTCTCCGAATTTCAGGAATTACTGAAGATTGTCCGATAACTTTGTAAGGAGTGACGTAGTGGCCGTAATTTTCTGTTCGGATTTCCATTTCGCTGTCATAGTTCCATATATCGCAATAACTGCACATCCAATGTCGAGCACGACCGACTATCACTTCTTTAGCGTCTGGTGTGAGCCAGCGTTGAAAAGCCTCACTAATCCAATAAGTAGCCTTCTCGCCTCTTCTCAGATTAGTCTGCATAAAGAACATTCTGACAACTTGACAGCCTCCACGCTTGGTTACGATTGCGAAATAAGCTCTATCACAAAAATTCCACTTGCGAGTCTTGTCAACATCCAGCTTTGCGGAGCAGTGAGGACATACAACCTTAGTAGCCTCATCACCTTTCCAAGAGTGACCACAATCCAAACACACATATTCCTTCTTGGAATTGAATTTGGCAATATGCGGAGCCACTTTTCTGACAGCCTCCTTATATTGATGTTCGTTCAAAGGAGAGAGTGTTTTGGATAACTCCAAAATTTTTCTTTGAAATTTGTTTCTGGGTTTCATATTGTGAAAGAGCTGATAGGATTAGAAAATCGGAATATCCAAAGGCTCCGGGATATTGGGGTCAACAGCTGCTTTGGGCTTTCTGGGTTTGCGCTGCTTAGGCTTTTCTTCTGATTTAGGCTTTTCAGGAGATGAAGCCGGCTCAGGTGAGGGGCTTTGTACGGCTTCCACTTTATTCTTAGGGCCATCTACCACGATGTCATCTTCATCATAGTAGTGGACTGCCAGTCCAAACACCTCATCATCGGAAACACCGACACAACGCTCACCTTTCGGCTTGTTCTTTTCGACTTGCTGAAAGATGTACTTGCAGCACTCTTTGATATTTTTGTTGGGTTTTGCGTATGTGGTTGCGAACTGAGCATCTTCTTCAGCACGCTTGTCAAGATAATTCTTGATAGCGGTTTCAAAAGGGGTAAATTCCATATTGAAAGATTTTTAGGAGTTAAAGAAAAAGAATGTATATCTTGTGTTTACATTCTCCTTTTGAGGAGAAGTCAACTGTCTGATTGCGAATTTGAAGGTGTTAGCTTTGAAAGTATGCTCAAAGCCATTCATAGGTTCGTGATGAGTGTACCGTATTTCAACTTTGGCATCATCAATTACTTTATTGAGGATTACCGGGTTGGTATGCCATTTGCCTTTGTATTTCCAGCAATATAAGGTTACATCATCAGTCTGGAGGGATTTGAAGTCATCTATTTTAACTAATCCATATTCACTCATAAGCTCATCTAACAGACCTAATAAATAGTCTGGTAATGGGTCAGTTGAGTCTTTTTTCTTGCCATTACAAAGAGATTCAAACGTAAGTAGAAATGCCTGTTTTATCTCTATCGAGTCAATGCACTTACTTAATTTGTACTTACAGAATTGTATGATTTGAGGTTCTATTTTTTTGACAGCCTCATTATTCTTTGCCCGTAATAACTGACGAACATGATCAAGATTGGGGCGTTCCATAGAAGTGGAAGTTAAACCCCTTTATCCCTAACTCGCTGCGCTCGTGTCGCTTCGCTCCAAGGGTTAAAGGGATAAAGGGGTTAAGGGTTAATGAAATGCTGCCACGGCACGGACGTAGCTGCTGGGCGTGACCTTAGGGGTCCAGCGGAGGCTGCCGGCGTGCAGGCCCAAGTACCAAGCGTGCGTCGCCGAGTGCTCAGTGCTGGTCCAGTACCAGCCATCTTTAATGCGGCTACCGCCGCTAAGTTCGATGGCGGCATTAATTGAACGCTTGTTAAGATAGATGAGATAGAGTTCAGCAACTGAAGGAATCCACTCGTCATCCTCCAGCTCTATGCCGGTGCCGATAGACTTGATATGCTCAGTGTTTGACTGGCCGTTCCAATCAGCAACAGCATCATCATATTCAGTGATGTAACCGTCATAACCGCCGGGGTCTTTCTGGTTAGTAAGGGGCTGTTCCGGGTAATCCTCCAGATTGACTGCGAGAGCATGGCGGCCCATCACTACGCCGATACGCTTTACCGTCTTAGTCGGGGCATTGCGCTTCTTGTAGTCGAACTTTTCAACTGTGTTATCCTCATAGATGTAGTACACTCCATCATTCAGAATGGCTTGATGAGAGCCTTCAGTCTGCTGAATGTCGATTTTGATTTGCTCAACCTCCTTTATCGGAGATTTGATGAAGTCATACACAGCCTGTGCTTCTTCACCGAAGTCACTGAAGAGAGCAAGTTTCAGCTTCTCATCCATCGGGAGGGAAGCGTAGATAGTTTTTGTGATTTCGTCTGAGATCATATTTTTATATTTTGGATGATGTGTTATTTACCTTTGCTGAGGCAGACAGCCAGCTTGTCGAGGTCGTTAGTGCCGAAGTGATCTTTCAGCTCCTTTACGACAGATGGTTTCTGATGTTGGAGCAACTGCTTGATAGTAGCGGGGTTGCCGCCTCGATATAAATCAAGGCAGTTCATTGCTTGTGTTGTCATACGTTATTGGTTATTTGGTTTTTATTTGAATAGTCTCGTAATGATGAAAAATTAGAATGGAAACGAGATTTTTAAGAGTTTTTAAGGAATCGTCACGTCTTGCACCTCATCAGTTTCCGGAATAAGGTCGATTACATACTCCAACTGACCGTGTGCTATGCTGGTCAGCTCCTGCTCATCATCTGCCCACCCCTCCTTGGGAAAGCCATAAATGGCCAGACAACCAAATTCTTCAATGGCAACGCGAGAGATATAAAAATCCTCATAAGTATCCATCCATTTGGTAGAAGCGACGATGATAGGAGCATTGTTCTTTTCCTCTGAGATGTTCTCGTCATCTCCATCATCTTCATCGGTGTGAATAAACACATATTCATTACCGTGAGCCTTAATTGCTGCTTTAAGCTCTTCACGAGTACAATCGTCAAGATGCTTGTACTGATTGTAAAAATCGGTATGTTTCATTTTTGAAAATCTTTAACTGTAAATCGTTTGAATTTTGTATCGGCCGGCACGATATGCCAGTGAAGTCTGTTCTGACTATATCCACAGTACACGAAAAGAAAATGCTCAATCAGTTCATCTTCCTCATCAGGGATTTCATAGAAGTAGTCGTATTCTTCGTTGTCAATCAACCATTGAGGCAACTGACAGTGAAGCCACTCTCTCTTCACTTTGATGATTGCGACAACCGGAGTATCAGTATCACAATCAATGATTGCAATGTGGATTTCTTCGTTCATTCGTTTTTGGAAGGCTTCTCCCCATTCTCCCAGCACCCTTTGATTGACTGGGAGCTGAACCGGGAAGTCTGGATGATATTCAAGGTCAACGGTTTCTTGGAAAGCCTGACCAATTACTTCAGCAGTAGGATTGCCTGTCTTTCTTTCACGCTCATAACACTCTTTGAAGTATTTGTCAAAAGTGCGGCGCCAGGCTATATCAGATTGAGAGGGTATTGCCATATCACCAACAATTATTTGAAACAAAATCAGCTATTTCATTCGCTTCTCCACATTCCAGCTCATCAGGAATGTAGAAGAAAATCTCTTCATCAACGGCGGCTGCTTCAGCATTTACTGGATTGCCTGAAGAGTCTATCAACAATCCTTCAAGGGACTCAACCGATACAGAAACCTCAATGGTTTTCATATTTTGTGCCGAATCCTCATCGCTTTGGTCAACGATATAGATGTCAAACACTGGATAGTGTTCGCCATTATATTCTATGTATCTATCGGGTATCATAATTAAAAGGGTAAAGACTTAGAAGTTTCGCCCATCAGGTCAACTGCAAGACCATTTGGGCAGAGTTTATCAAACCAGTGCCAGATGTCAAAGCGGGATGTTCCAGCTTCCCAGAAATAGAAAGGGGTTTCAATCTCATCTTCATCATTGATTGGAGTATTAGCGAATTTGCTCCACATCTCCTGAAGTTCCCATAAGTAAGCGTCCTTTTCAATGCGAGCTTTTATTCTTGCTAATATGTAAGGACTTCTTGGGGCATCTGGATCGAAGAAGCAACCCTCTTCAGAAAAAGTGGGAAGGCGTTGATTGTCTTTTGCCTCATAATATCTCGTCAACCACCAAGGCTCCATACCAAAAAGGGATTCTTGATATTCTAAGACCACCATAAACTGACGGATTGGGCAATCGTCATCTTCCATTCGGTAGTAATGCCCATTTGGTCCATCACAATCTCTGCTATAATGACCAGGAACTTTGCAATCAGCAATCCATTCTCCCCAATCATTTTGGCGAACCGCAATCACCTTGCCACCCCAAGGAAAGTAACTCAGGGTGTTATTAAACTGCTGTTCCACCAGTTCTTTCGTTATTATCATAATCCAGGAATTGTTGGCTGGTTGCGCAAAGCCTCCAGACGTTCTTGTTCTTTGAAATAAGCATCAAGCTCTTCTTTAGCCTCATCTGTGGTGGGAACAAGTGTCATTGTATCTCTGCCGCAACTCAGTTCTTCATAAATTTGGTCAGCCATACCCCAATCACCATCGCCGGAGATTGACTCCTGAGTTTTGAGGCAATAGAGATACCAAAGAACACACTCCAGATAATTGGTGTTATCTGGGTCGATAATGGCACCGAACCAATCTTCTATATCGTTGCTCATCCAGCTCCAGAAACCGGAGCGATCAGAATGATTTTCTTTGATGATTTTTGCAAGTTCAACACGAATGTCAAGCTCGCTCATCAGAGAGATAATCTTTCGAGTGTACTCATCCCAGTCACCAACCTCTACATAGCAGATTACTTGGTCGTTTGTGAAATTATATTCTCTGGGAGATTCTACGGACTCTTTGGTAAGCTCCATTTTGAGTCCGAGCTTGTCATTCAGTTCACTTACATACATTTCAGCGAACTCTTTTGCAACCTCAGAACGATAATCTTCAGGCAACTCCCAATCTGAGAGATGCTTGAAGTCGGGATATTGCTCTTCCAGTCTTTCCCGACCGTCATACTCGACATATTCTTCCCCGAACATACTGCCGTAAAATCCGGGAAAGCTCTTAACAGCTATTGAAGTTTGCATAGTGATATGGATTATTTCTTTTCTCCCAGCTCACGCTTTGCGATTTCATTGGTGGTGTACCAATCCACGTAGCTCCAGCCGGTTCCGAAATGTGTGACACAGAGGATATAGCAATCAAGGAGGTCACTGTAAGTAAAAATCAGACCAAAAGCATTGGTGAGATATTCCACATCAAATTTGGAGCAATCAGTTATGTACCACTGATAGATTTCCACCGGCTCATCGCAATATCCACATTCAGGACATTCCATATTGGGACCATACTGCGATAGCTCTGCACCACATTCAGGACACTTGGGTTTTATTTCCTCGCCCTCTTCATCATATTCTGGCTCATACTCCAGATTTACAATAGGTTCAAAGTTATCCCATATTGAATCATCAATGTTAGGGATATTGTTGCAGAGAACCAGTGCATTGTTGCACCAGCTCACCGCAACCGCGAAGTTGGTATGATATAATTCCTTTTTCATTGTTCTTCAGATTTTTTGTGAACTCTCATCATTTCATCACGGAACTGTTCTTTGGTCGGGAAATCTGTGAGATTTTCGTGACCGTTATCATCTTCAAAAAGAGCTTCCATAAGGTCGGATGCACCATACTCTTTCAGAAGATGATCGTATATTCGCTCACCTATCCAGTCAGGATAATCAGGAGCGTTTTGAGCTTCTTCCTCTTCCGCTTCAGTTGAGGCGAAATCAAGATAATCGCCACCAAAGCAATTCTCATAGAGATAGACGATAGCATCAGTGCCTTCTCGTTCTTTGACAGTCTGGAGGAATGAGGCAAACCACTCTTCAACATATTCTTCCAAATCATCATCATCGAGATAATTGGGGTCGTGCTGGCGGTCAAAATCCTCTTCATCTTCGTAGCCGAGATGTTGGGCGATTGTATCGAAATCGAACCAGAACATATCGTTGATAGCGGTGTCAGTCCACCCGTCAGCCGGCTCAATTTCTTCGAGAAATTCCTCTATGCGGTCAAGTTCATCAGCAGTGCAATTATCAGCTCTGTCCTTGCTTCCGCTCCAAAATTTGAAGTTCCGGAGGCTTTCTTCAACTGTATATTTCATTATATTTAGGGGATATTTGATAAATTATCTCTTTCATAATCCTCTGGCTCACCGTCATTAATGGACCGATAAAAATGATCTCCCTCGATATAACTCATCAATGTCATATAGACATAAAACCAATCCTCTACGGTCAGAGAATCAATATTTGGAATATCTTTGGCAATCAGTGCCCCCAAAAGATCCCCAATACAAACATCATCGTTATGATAGATATGATAAATATATTCTACCACTTTCTGAGCTTCTTTAGAAAGCGTTTGATATAATTTATTATTACTAATCATAGATTTTATTTTAATTGGTGGTCATTATGCCAATCTATTTCAGTTTCAGTAGCTTCTCGATAAAGCATAAAACACCCGCCCAAATTTGAATTATATAAGAGAGTGTAAATGCCATTCTTATCAGCATAAGACGTGTCGCCTATCTTGCCAATCATCGGCTCTTCTTCAGAAAGCTCATTTTCTTCATCATCCCAATCACTGAGATAGTCAATGACTGGTTGAGAATTACCTTCGCAATAGTATAGGCTAATACCTGAGAACACAGCCTCAATGCGATTATAGTCATCATCTGCGCTTTGCACAAATCTGACAATGGAATATATTTTGTTTTTCATTTTGTGGCGAAATAATAATTTCCATCAATTTTGAATATCCACCAGAAACCCTCGTGATACCGATATGCTTTCTTTCCATTGATGCTGAGTTCAATCCAATCTACTTTGCCCATATTATCAAGTTCGATAAACAGGTCATTTGAATGACTTGATACCATCAGCACATCAATATTCCCTTCCATAAAGTTGGTATGATTAAGAAGTGGACATCCATGAGCCTCAATCCATTCCATTACGGCGATTGTACCACATCCAGTTCCGGACAGTTTGATATTCTTGCCAGCATAATCAGGATTAGATTGCTTCTTAACCCCAATCATTATCTCGCCAGTAAATTCACACGAAAGACCGGCTATAAATCCACGAGCATTTACGATGTATTTATCCGTTTCCACCGACTTTTTCATTAGGTCAAGAACCTTAGTCAAGTCTTGCTCACCATATTTGAATGAGCCTTTGAAACCATATATGGTATCAAATTTTTCACGTCCTAAGTCAGTCATTACTAACTCATTGAGCTCACTGCCCTCCAACATTATAGCGGAGGGAATAATGTCTTTTAATTTCATAGCGTTATTGTTTATTGATTATGGAGAAGGCGGTCACGACAACCGCAACTGTTTGTTTTATGGTTCCCAGATGCTTCTTTACCCTCCAGACCTTGTGGCTTTCCCGGTACAATCTCGAAAGAATCCATATTGTTAGCAGCATTTCCCAACAAGTATCATCTCCTGTGTAATTATGCAATTTCCTTAAAGAATATTGGGTATTTACCCAGTTCGGCACAGCAGTTGTAATTTGTGAAGCTGAGGACATCGCTATCAAACGAATCGCCCCACCAAACTGCGTGTTCTTTATCAATCGGATATGGAGTGACCCACACCCCATCCACACTGCAAAGACAAGAGAGCAGATAAACTGTCTCCCCAGCCTCATATAGCTTGCGAGCCTGAGTTTTGTTGATTTGCTTAATTCTCTTCTTCAGGCTGTTAGAGAATATCGGTTCCGGATAACGCATTTTGTGAATTTTTAAGCAGCCTCTTTCAAATCGTATTCTGCGATAACTTCGGAGATAAGTTCCTCCGTTTCCATATAAAAGCCCCAGCAGGAACCAATCTCTTCCCAGTCAAATGACTCAACCTTACGACCATCTGAATAAGTCTTAGTGTATGGTTCCTTCTTTTTCAGAACATAACCTTTGACATCCCCCCAAGCCCACATTCCGATACATTTGACTTCTCCGTCAATCACTTTCATAGCTTGTTCTTGCCAAGTTTTGTAGTGGTTGGGAGAAAAAACACAACGCTCATCGAACATCTTTTTGGTAATATAGGAGAACCCTCTCATGTGATCGCCCTGGGAATATCCACTGGAATTCCATTCTTTTATCACGAAGTCCTTGGCACATTCTTGGATGAGGGCCATTAGGTCATCCTCATCCAGTGGCTCCAACAACTCCATTCGGTAGTCATGTTTTTTGAGGTCGGAAGGGTCAATTTCCAAGTCATTTAGCCATTGCCCCTCATATAGACCATATCCTCGTTTGCCTTGGAGAACCCATTGACGCTGTGAACGGTCGTAGAAGAACCGCAAACCATCCACCTTGCCAGCTTTGAAATACTTGATGATGTCTTTCTGTTCCACCACTTCAGCAGCTATACGCTGGAGAATATCAGCTACTGAATATTCACGACAGTTGGAAACGTGTTCTTTCCAGTCGCAGCTCTGACTCAACCAATAGCGTCCGTGTTCCAGATGCTCAAAAATGTGAATTGCACCCATATCCCAATCTTGGACCGGGCAACTTGGGTAATCATCGTGGTATATCTTGATGCGATAGTCACCAATCTCTTTGGTTTCTATCAATAAATTATCATTCATAGTTTCAGGAATAAGCGAATAAAACAAATCTCTTGACATCTTTGAGGTCAAGTGAAAAATCATCCCACTTGAAATCAAGCTCTTCATCAGTGTTCCAATCTCCGTTAATTATTTCAGTCATCAATACCGAGGTATCTCCGATAATTCTGAAGAGTGGGACAAACTGATAGTAGGTTGTGCGGTCAGTCTTGTCAAGATAGACTCTGATGCAAGGCTGTTTCTCTCCTTTGGTGGGAGAATAAGTGCCTTTTCTTGCAGACACATCAGAGATATGAATCCCGTTCTTATATTTGATGTTGTCTGCATTGTTGAGGAGTAGAAAATCGTAGAAGTTCATAAGACTCAGTATTTAAGTGTGTCTTGACCAGCCGTAAGACGGGTCAATTTGGTAGGCAAAATTCTGTTGATAGCCTGTTTCGGGCCAGCCGTGAAATACTATTCCACCGGTAAGACCTTCTTGACGATTTCGGTATTCGCAGAAAGTGAACTCATTACGTGTCGGATAGTATGTGACTTCATAGAAATGATCATCAGCCGTCTTACGATAGTTGCGAAACTCACGCAAAATCTGAATTAAGGTTCTTCCGTCACGGCTCTCTTCGGAACGGAACATTTCTTTCAGTTTGCCGAGAGTGATATTCTTGAAGCGAACAGGCATCTTGAAATTTTTGGGAAGCGGACCATTCTTCGCTTTCCAATTCTCGACAACGGGTGTGATCACATCGCGGATAATCTCACGAGCTGCCTTTTCAGTGGTTTCCTTTACCTCATCTTTGGTGATTAAGAAAATTTTGTCACCACCCAGCCAATCGAGAAATGCGATGAAAGGGTCGGAGCCTTGGGCGTAAACATATCTGGCAGCCTCATCAGTGTTGAAATGCTCATCGTACTCCCCAAGTTTGAGCAAGTGGGTATGGCTATCACCAACAATCCACAGCATCGGGAATTTTGACTCATCGGCAGCCTCGATGTAAGGCTTATCGTATTTGGTGAAGTCGCTTTGAAAGCTCTTCATTAAGTCCGCAACGATATTGGTCATGCGGTTGATTATTTTCTCATTCATAGGAAGTTGATTGTTGGGTGTTGATAACTTGGTGTTCTGCATTGAGAGCGAGCTGCATCTTTTTTGCACGACGGTCATGCCACTGATGATACACCGAGGTACGAATGTGAAATTTCTTCCACAGCACTTTGATACAGAAGCGGCGATAGTGGCGACGTGAGAATTTATAGATGGTTGCGATAAACATAATCGCAAATATCAAAAGTGCTTTGATGAGATTGAAAAGAGGGGTTTTCATATTGATAAGCGTTTTATTCGTATTAGTTGAAGTCGCTCTCAGAATTTTCTTAACGGATGTTAATAATTGAAGTCGGGCGATGTTTTTGGGCACACCGCCCTAATCAATTCAGTCAAGCGACTTTTGCTTTAAGTCCGAGAGCGGTTGCACATTCCTGGGCGTTGGCGGTCTTGATAACCCAGCCTTCGCCACCAGTCAAATGGCTATTGAATACACCTTTGAACTGCTCTTTGAGGACTTTGCGGAGAGGCTTAGTATTGCCACGAAGCACCCAGCAACGGTCATTATACTTCTCGAAAGTTAGACCGAGTTTCTTGATGGCAGCCGTGTCAGTGATGGCGATGAGAGTATCAGTTTCGCCGGCGGTCTTAGTTTCAGCTTTGGGAGCCTCAACAGGCTTTGCCTTGGGCGTCTTGTCCTTTTTGGACTTGGTTTCGGTCTTAGTGGGTGTCGGAGTTGTAGTTTTGGCTTTCCCAGTAGTGGCACTGGCTGCGATTTCTTTATATCGTGCCTCATAAGCGGACTGAACCTGCTTGATAAGACCATTGGCAGCAGATTTTAACTCATCAGTTGACTCGTACTGAGCAAATACGCTCTCTAATACGCTTGAAAAATTTATTCTCATTGTTTTGGATTTTAGAAGTGAAAGAAAAAGCCGGCACCTCAGATGAAGCACCGGCTATTGATTTTGATTTTGGCAGTTTAATCCTCTACCAGCGGATCGCGCTCATTGAGAATATCCTCGATACCCTCAATTTCCTGACTGAGCAGTTCGATTTCAGCAGTGTCGTTTGACTGCATCATTCGTTCCGCAAGATTGTCGCGCTTTTCCTCCAATTCGGAGGTGGTCATTGCATCATAGTTTGCCATAGTTGATATTAGTTTAGAATGATACGTTTGCGGTTGGTTTTCTTGTTCACCACCACAGCGAGGCGGCATTTTGCATCGTGCTTTTTACAGAGATTATATGACTCCACAACGTGTCGGGAAGCCTGTATCAACTCACCATTGTACAGGAAATAGAACTTGGTCGTTTTGTTCCCCTTGGAGTTGACACTTTCGTCCTCGACTATCTTCACGATTTGGGAGTTATTCACGGGGATTGTGTCGTTTTTGACTTCATCGGCAGCATAAGCGGACACAGCAGCCACCGCGAGAATGATTGTGAGAATGAGTTTCTTCATCGCTTGGAATTTTTAGAGATTTGCACTTGCGTCTGCCATCTCAAACTCAGGGTCGGGCATAAAGGTGTACACCTCCAGACCGTCAAAACTGTAATCCTCATTCAGCACCAGGGCGCCGACGAGTTTCTTGCCCTCTTCGATATAGTTGTGAACCATTTGGAAAGTTTCAAGGTCAACGAGGATTTCACACTCGAAGAGATTTGCGTCGGCATCGTTATAGAGCAGACAATAGGCATCGTCATACTCATACTCTTCCACCACATATTCAGTGGAAAAGAACATTCCGCTCACTGGGCGGTTTTCAGACGGATATTCCGCAAGAGATGCAGTGATTTCGTCCTGATACTTCACGAAAGAGGCAGCAACGGCACAGCCGACACCGAGGAAAGCAGCCACACAGCCGACTGCAAGGGTTTTGAGAAGTGATTTCATTTTCTGTTGGATTTTGAAGGGTTAGCGTAATTGATGTACTTGCCACCAGAGCAGGAAGCGACTCTCACAGCCACACGAGGGCGACCGCAGATGTAATAAACTGTTCTAATCATTTTGTTGAATTTTTATTGGGTTGATATTATTTTTCCATACGGACGGAGTTTGCCAAACGTGTTGACAGACCCATTTTGGGAGCGTTTTTGCGTGACGGTCTGCGACCTTTGGCAGCATTGAAGATTTCCCTCGCACTCATCTCAGAAAGTGGCTTGGAAGTATCACGACACTCATACGCACTCATCGCTTTTTCAGCGGTCATATTGACGGAAGTATGCAACACAGTCACTCTTTTCCCCTCAATCACATAGTGGGCACGGAACCGCAAGTTTGCTTGGAATTGAGCGGTCACTTTACGGCGTACCTCAGAAGTACGACCGCCGACAGCCCAATTATTCCCGATACGACCCAGCACCACCTTGCGCCGGCGGATGCTGCATTTCCCGATATATTCGATTTCTTCACGCTCAAAGTTTTCGGCATTGATATGTGCCTCACTCAAACGCAAAAGCCCAACGCCATAGGCATTGAGTTCAGATTTGGGCATAGAAACCCCTTTGAATGATGTTACCATTTTTAAGTGTTTTTGTTTGGTGAGTGTGGGGGACTCGCACCCCCAATGTCGCTAAAGTTCACCCGATAGTTGAGGCTTAGAAATACACCTCAGACTTTTCAATGTTCACGATTTCGCGGACTTCTTTGCCGTCTTTTTCAGCGATGCGAATGATGCAAAGGTCTTCCATCTCTTCCCACGCGAGGTCGGACTCCACGCTTTTGTCGTTGTACTTTTTGTAATCACGACCTTGCTTCAGACCGCGCAGAATGATTGCGACAGTCCACTTGTCGTCAGCGATTTCGGACAGCATGAAGCGTGAAACGCACTTGCCGTCAATCTTTGCAGCCTCTTCGGGTGTGAACACACGATAGACCGTGCCGTCCTCATCTTTGTACTTTGCAGGGATATTCTTGAACACACACATTTTCCCCTTTTCGCCCTCAGTCTGCATTGCAGTGTTCCACCCTTTGCGGATAGTGCCGGGGGTGTAGCCCTTTTTCTGCACTTTGCCGTTTTGCTTGGTCACAGTGAAACGCTCCACACCCATTGCGCTCATCCACGCCTCCACAGTGAGTCCGTCGCACGAAGCGAGTTTTTTACTGTACAGCGTCTCGAATTGACGCAGTACCTGCGTGAGTTGCGAGGTCTTGCCGAGGATTTCACGGGTGCCGGCGTTGATTTGCTTTGCGTTAAGAGTAGTTGCAGAAGTTGCCATGATGATTTAGTAACCCCACACGAGAGCGGTTACAACTGCTTTAATTATTACAACTGCTTTAATTATTAGACATAGTGGGTACGGGGACGCATTGCAATCCCCTGCGCCGCTTTTACGGACTTACCCTATAAAGTGTTAATTGGATTGTAAAATCTACCAGAACGGGCGTAACTTGTGCTCCTACGCCAATCCGAACACGCCCACTAAGGGGTACGGTCAGTGCGCTTGCATGGTATGCCTTTACCGCATTCGTACGCAACCGTTTTTGCACATTTCGGACTTCTTTGCGTTCTATGCTATCCGATTGAGTCGTTTCACCCTACAAGTCGGACAAAGGTTTCCCCCGAATGGTCACATTACGCCACTCTTCCCCCATGCGCAGGGGCTTCCATGCTTTATACGCCCGCACTATTGCGGTTTTTACTCACACACGGATATTTTTGTAACTTAATCATTGAAACGGTTTGCTACTTCGATACTTCACACGTTTTTTGCTATATTGCAGTTCATGGAATTGCATAGCATAGACGAAAATTTGCTAAATTTTGCTCACTCCTGAAGTCAAGCGGTTTCACTTTTCGCACCTATTGCCAAAGGTTACTAAGCATCAATATGTCAAAGTTCTCTTGCAAGTTTTTGAGAGGTTCGGGAGCTAATCCGTTTCTCAAATCTTACACCACAATATTGCAGTGGTCTTTGGACGGTTACAACACCTTTGGCAAAAATTTTTTTGAAATAGTCCATCTTTTATATATATTAAGGTGTAAGGCTGTTTGCAAGGTTGTAAGTGATTGATTTACAGTAAACTAAAAATCTTCATTTTTCTTGAAAAATTTTTGTGAGAAGGGTTATTTTTGTGTTTGAAGAAGGTCTAAAAAAGGTTTAGGGTGTTTTGGAGTGTTAAATAAATATTAAAATCTGGAGTTACACATATATAAAATAAGGTTTCACTTTCTAAAAATAGTGAAACCAAAATTTCAAAATTGAGCCAAAAGATTGAAAAACAAGCAATTATCGGCAATCAATGTAGATTAAACACTTTTTAACACTTAAAGTCGGTTTTTCAGTCTAAAAATGTATGTTTCACTTATTGCAAAAGTGAAACCAAAATAAGCCAAAAATGGAGCTAAACATCTGAAAATAAATAAAAAACCGGGGTGGGTGCCTCCCTTGCTCTTCAAGGCAGATGTAAATTTTTCCCAATTTTCAAATCTCGTTTTTGGTAGTTGTTTTACTGGTAGGATGAGTGCCATCCCAGCTCCACAAAACCCCTTTGAATCGACCCAATTTTCTTCCCAGAAATCGGCGTCAAACCATCATTTTTAAGCCAAAATCGGCTAAACCCCTGAGCCATCTTAGCTTACCTAATTTACAGCACCTCAGTTCTTTCTCTTAATACTGAGAGGTCATCCCAGCCAATTTTCAAAACCGTCTAAAATGCCCCAAATTTCGCCTTTCTCAACCTCAAATGAACAACTACACATCTCAGCACACAAAATTGATTGTACGGCCTCCTATGGGGCAAATTTGGGCATATTTCATCTCAACGTCCGTTCAGGATATTTGGCAACCATAAAAATTCTTGTTTTTGGCACACCAGAAACCTCTCAGAACACTTGCCCAAATTTTTCCGGGGGCGATTTTTCAAATCGGTTTTTGGACTGGGGGCGATCGGCGGGGCGAGGCCGGCGGCGGGCGCGGTCTTATTTGGGAAAGTTTTAAGAATTTCAAAAAAGAAAAACCTTAAACCTCCTTCCACTCCCTAAAACTTCCTCAACACTTCTTCCAAACATCACAAAACAGTTTTTGTAAGAATACTGGGATAGGAACTAAGCTCTATTCAAAAAATCTCTAAACAGTCTTTTTGAAGGTTTACTGGGAATGAGGGGAACAGACTTTGATAAAGATACTGGGATAGGGAGCTACGATTACTAAGAAGTTCTCTGCCTTGGGCGCGCTCGCGTGTGCGCGGGCCACTCGACCGAATTTCCTTTTCGACTTTAGGAGAAAAGGAATGAGGGAGAGTGGACCCTTTCTTTCTATTTTTTCTTTTTATTTATTTTTCTTTTTTCTTTTTCTGTCGGTTTTTCTTTTTTCTGTTTTTTCTTTTTCTTGTTGTTCTTTCTTTCGTGGCCTTCGACCACCCCAGCCACAAAAACAATGCGCCGAGCTTCACAGCCCAGCGCACTTGTAAACCAAAATTTGTATGAGACAAAAACTCGTGCTTATTTCATAATAATCGGTGGAGAGAGGAATACTGCTTTCATCAGGATCTGCGCCGATTGTTTGCCCTGCGCTCTTTTCTGGATATTGGCTTTCGGCTCTCTTCTCCGGGAGTCAGGATTGCGTACTGTTTGGGTACATCAGGTATCGGGGTCTTTGGATGGAAAGGCGAAACGCCCATCATCGCACTAATCAGAATTTCGGGTATCATAACTTTCTTCAGTTTTTTCTACTGGCAGCCAAGAGAACCGCCATTGGTGTTTGTTGGATGATTTGCTCACTATGCTCTGGAAGTCGAAGCAGACAGCATTGAACTGTCGTACTCTGAAAAACTTGTGATTGCTACCGTCATCAGTGTAACAGTGAATGTAAATGTCCGAACCTTGGGCCGGATATTTGGCAAACGTGTTCCAATGAAGTGACAGCAGATGTTCTTTGAAGTCCATCTCAGATTATGAATTTGTTGTCAGGTACAACCAAGCCCTTTCCAGGCTTCCAGCCTTTCTCGACTTTCAGCTTTTGGAATTTCTCGATAAGGTCAACCATAACCCGATCAGAAACTCTACCAAGATGGAAATACACACATCCGTCAATGTTACGGCAATCTTTGATGGTCTTTTCAGGAATTTGCATCATCATCTTTCCATTCTGCATTACCGGCTTGAAATCATAGTCGGCAAATCTGGAATCCAGTGTTACCAAGGTCAGGTTCCCGAATTTCTGGAACTCAAACGGTATCGGTCTGCTCATTGTGTTTCAGTTTTTGAAAACACTGCTTTCATCAATTTAATCATATTCCTCTTCCTCTGCCGGATCGTGGTCTGGGTCAAGAACGTGGGTATCGTATGCCCCCTTTACATCATCCTTGGTAAGATTGAGGATATTGATTTTGCGTGAGGCTTTCCTGATCCGAGTGTAAATACCCGGATCTTCGCCTTCAACGAGGTCATTCAAATGTTGGATAGCTGGATAATTGAGTTTACGGAGTCGGCCACCACCCTTTTTCCCATTTGGAGTCTCCAGTAATAACCCGATTTTTCTGAGAGAATACAGACAGTTGCTAAGAGTAGGAGTAGAAATCTTCATTCTAACTGCCATCTCTTTTAACGACAATGCACAATCACCATTCTCATTGGTTTCTTCGATGATGGTGGAAAGCAACATCAATTCATTCTTGCTAAGAAAATATATCAGGACTTTGGGGAGTGGGATAACCATTCCGTCAAAAACCTCATCGGCCTCTACGGATGCAATTACCTGATACTTGACTTTAGGCAAGACTATTCTGCCTCTAAGCTGTTTTTGATCGAGCTTGATGATAATCGGCTCCGGGGGTGGGAGTTTAGCTCTATTTGGTACTCGCTTCATGTTATGAATTGTTCATAACACTGCTTTCATCACGTCAGGATGTGGCAACATCCTCATTTGCAAGTTGCAAAATTATTAAAAATTTAAGTTCGGACAAAATAATGGGCGAATAATTCACCCAGTTTTAATTTTTAATAGTAACTTTGCAGGTTAAAAAGACAAGACCGTTCCAGATGAAAACTCTGAATCAAATATACCGATACACTTCTGATTGCCAGTTCCCAGACGAGGACTGGCAGAAAGTTCTCGCATATTGTCGCAAACGGTTTAAGGGAGGGGACATTCGTGTCTCTCAGATTCCCAAATCTACTTCAACATATCAGGAATTTCTTGATTGGATAGAGTTTGGATTTGGAGCTGGTGATTTTGTTAGCTATGGCAATACAATGGGTGTGGTCGGAAATAGCACGCCGGCAGGAGTAATTTTAGCTGCTTATTGTGACTATGATGGAAATCTCATCGTAAATGATATGGAGGTTCTGGAGCCAGGGAGATTAAAACCTCTTGATGAGGCCCGGATATTACAGATGAAACGCCTCTTATTTGAGAAAGGGGTGGATTTTCATGTTCGATTTGGTAAGTTTGAGAAACTGTACACCCCTAAAAAATATTTTTATGGCACTATTGAAAACCCCAATAGTGATGAGCCAAATGTGGGTATGTTCTTAGAGTCAGACAATTCCAAATATCATTTTCTGGCGTATCTGGAGGGGGATGAACTTAAAATGGATTATTGGGTGGATTCTAACTATACACCCTTAAAACCAGCATTGGAGGCTGATATAAAACGATTACACGCGGCTACATCTAAGCAAGGTTGGTTCTATAATGAGCGGTGTCATCAATTTGTAAAAGCACCCAAAAAAGGAAAGAATAATGTGTACTGGTACCTAAATGAGAACTTTGAACTTGTGATGGATCGGGATAATGGCTCAAAGAAACATTTAGATAGATTTAAGGCCGGTAACTATATCTTAGATTATACTGAAGGTTTATTCTTTATGAAAGAGGTCAAAAAGATGAGGGGGAAAGCATAATGCAATCCCCCCCCTCATCTTATCGTTGATCAATCGGTTTGAAAGTCTTTTTCAAGGCCACATCATACCAATAATCTTCTGCCTTATCAGCTGGAATCTTGTCAGCGAATGATTGTTGGCCGTTAGCTTTATTCCAAGCAAGAACTTTATCATACGAAAACGCATACATTCCCACCGGCTGTTGTCTGAGTGTGGATTTCTCATTAAGACAGCTGAGAATATCCTTCTCAGTGACGTAAAGATAATCCTTGTATTCTTTTTTGAAGTGGATAAAGTTATCGTACTGGTGCTTATTGTAGAAAAGTGCCCAACAATATACCACAATCTCCATATCCGTCAGTTGATCCCAACCATTGTTCTCATCATCTTCGGCAAGCATAATCACTTGTCTGAGATAGGTGCGATTGACTTTGGCCTGCTCTTTTGTTACCTCATAAGGTTTAAGCATAGGATCTACAAGACCGCCCAGATTAAGAACCCCCTCTTTGGTCAAGGTATATTCTCCATTTTCCAATGGGAAGCTGAAGATGAGATTGAGACGCTTGTGATCATAAGCGTTTACTTTTCGGATTGAGTAATTCTTATCCCATATACGGACTTGCTTTCGATTGGAAGCTGCATCGTTGAAATCATCAGCAATATCCAAAACCAGACGGTCAAGGATTTTTTTCTCAATCTTGCACCCCCATATATCCTCTGGAGTAAACTCTTCGTCATCCTCTGGGGCCACAATATCATAGAGGCAGCTGAGAGCATAGGCTGCATGGAGCATGAATGGCTGGTCACTGATTTCCCAAGGTTCATTCATCAATGTGTCTATATCTGACACATCGTATGGCATATACTTGTTACTCATCGTCAGGGAGGATTTTTTCTATTGCGTTGATGAGATCAGAAGCATAAGGCGAAGGATTCTGCATTGTGTTCAACACAATGAGCTTGATGATGCGATACAGTGTCGAGCCGATAGGATTGTTGGGCTGGTGCATACAAGAGAATATCGCCTGAGCAATATTATCAGTTTCTCCGTGGGCAACGGCACCACACTGCCCATCTTTGTGAGCGATTATGAGGAAGTCTGAGTCTTTCCCCATAATCTGCTGTGCTTGTTTAAGCAACTCTTCAGTTTTTTGTTTCATTGGAATTTGGTTTACTGATTATACTGCTTTCATCACTTTTTATATCCTGGAGATTGATAAAGAAACCACAATGTTCATCACCTACATTCCATTTTGGTGGAACTGTATTGAATGGGCCTCTTTCATCATTCTCCAATGCCCGGTTATATCTGAAACAATGATAGCGATCCAGACACGCACGAGCCTGACATTTCTTATTGCTTTTCTTCAGTTGACGATATGCTTTCAAGGTTATCTCTACTGCTGAGGTGGGAAGTTGTGAGGAAAATCGGTCCGGTATGGTGCCTATAACCCATATATCATTTGACTGAATAAGGGAACCGTCGGTACGCATAAAATATCTCATCTTTCCCTTACCTCCGAGAATAAGGGTCTTATCCTTTTTGTCGGCAACCGGATGCAGACGCAGACACTGATGATTGACCACCTCCATATATTCTGGGGGGTAAGCAATCAAATCTTCCCAGTACGCACACTCATAACAGACACTATCTCTGACCATAATATGAGCGATACGATTTTGGGTATTGTAGTTCTGCATCCAGATTTTCTTTCCACAAAGACTACAATATTTGATTTTACTCATTATTCTGCATCGACTTTCCATTCTTATATCTGTATAGAATCAAAGATGTTTGAAATTTCATCATTACGAATACCAAGATATGTAATCGTAGTATCTAAGCTGGTATGCTTAAAAATTCGATTGAGGTACATAAGAGTCTTTTCATCTTGACCTCCTTTATCATATACATACCTTCCAAATGTTTTCCGAAATGTGTGAGTGCTGAAATTGTCAATATCCAGATCATATTTTACCGCCCATTTTTTTAAGGTGCGATTGATATACTGAATTGACACAGCCTTTCCCTCTTCTCCTTTTTGCCCTACAAGGATAATGTCTCTTTTGGGAGGTTTACCCATCAGTTTATAAAGAGAAGTGAAATGGTCAGAAGCATTTTGTCCGATTGGGATAACGTGAGTCTTATTGGTTTTCTTTGCCGTGATAATAATCTTCCTTTGGTCAAGCACGTCAGTCCACCTTAGTTTACATACATCAGAAAAGCGCAGCCCGGTGCAAAAAGACAGGATGCAATAACAGGCCCACCAATATTTCTTTTCATCAATAAGGGTCTGAACAAGTTTTTGATAATCGGCATACGGCAGATAGTCGGCCGTAGTCACGCTTCCTTTTTTACTCATACAATTTTTGGTTTTGGTATCGCAAAATTAATTCCAAAAAGTGAAACCACCAAATATTTTTGTAGTTTCACTTTCTAAAAAATGTTAAACTTGACTTAAAACACTGGTAACGTGCTATCTAAGTATTTAAGGAAGTTTCACTTTTTACAATAGGTACACCTTAATTATATAGGAAAGGTCATTAAAAAAGGAGCGTGTGCCTTTCAACTTCACGCTCCTTGATTGTGCTGTATGGATCGGATTACTGGTGTTCCAGCTGACCAAAACCTTTAGTGCCTCGGTCTGTAGTCGTAAGTTCTGAGACAATCTCAAACGGAGTGCCAACATACTTTTTGACTACAAGCTGTGCGATTTTCTCCTTATGCTTGATGAGGAAAGGCTCTTTTTCAAAGCTCTTGATGATGACACCCACTATGCCCCTGTAATCTTCGTCCACCGTCCCAATGATTACATCGGCATCAAATCGCTTCTCAGTGTTGGGGTCATTAAGAGAATATCCTTTCATTCCCTTAATTGAGAAACCACTGCAAGGCCTGACCTCTCCTTCAGTCTGAGGGTCTAACTCAACCGATATGTCGAGTGGAATCATATTGCGGCCAGGATTGACCAACACATCTTTGGGAGTAAAGAGATCGTAGCCGGCGGCAAACTCATTTACTCGTTTGGGAACCATAGCTCCCTCTGATAACAGAACTACTTTCATTTTTTATATTTGTTATGAGATTATTTTCCTTGGGATTTCTGGAGAGCAAGATATTCACTCTCCAACATTACAGAATTTTTGAGCATCTTCCGCGTAGTGTAAATCTTTCGATCATCTCCTACAGCTTCATCAAACTCAAATAAAGTCAGTTTACCCACATCATCAGGCTCAATCTGAAAATCCGGGGGAACCACTCTCCAGTATCTTTTATTGACTGAGATAATGCTCCCATAGGCTGCTTTGATTAAGGACTGACGGATTGTGTTAGTCAAAGTGGCGGCCTCGCTTATGGATTTGAATATCGCCACCAGAATGTATGACGAATCAAATGCCACGATTGTGGTCGGCTTATTGTTCACTTCCTGCTGCGTCATTCTCTCTATCTTTGATTATATCGCTTAGCACGTCTGACGGCAATCTCTCAGCTGCCATACTAAATATGAAGCCGTGACTGTAAGCAACTCCATCAGTTATGGCATCCACCAATATGCTGTTGAAGTACAAAAACATTTCAGGGTTCACATAAGCTATGAAGATAAAAGCTAATTCCGCATCTACCAGGATATGACCATCGGTGTTTTGATAGAAAAGTTCTGAGGTTTTCTTGTTAGCATTTTTAGTAAGGGTCTCTATAAAATGCTTATTAGCCCTCATAAACACTCGATGATCAATCGCTGGAAGTTTACTGGCTTCAAGATATGCTGTATAATCAAATACAGCTTTCTTTTCACCTAAGAATCCAAAATGCAGATCAGCTATCTCTGGAAGCAGTGTCTCGTCAGTTGTTACTTTCTCTTTGAGGATAGTTGTCTTGTAATCCATAGCGTTTACTCAAACACATCCATAACTTTGGTTTCTGTGATGCTGGCAACTTCAAAGTCTGTAACCGTACCCTTCATGCCTTTCATAAAGTTGTCGAGAGCACTACGGAAATCGTATGCCTGAACCATATAGTAGGCCGGGGCCAACTTTTCAGTGTTGGTCTTTTCATCAATGTGAATGAAATTGGCTTTAACCTTATACCAGCGATCGCCATTGGGGTCATAAAAGATTTCAGACACATTGGACTTAGTAACGGCAGCCACTGAGAACTCTCCTGAAATGTAAGGTGTCACTTCCTTAGTGACACGAGCTTCAGCTTCTGTAAAAGAATCGGCCTTCACGAGATATGGCTCAACAACGTCTTTGATTTTGCCATTCTCTAATTGTTTCTTGAATCGAACTTTCGCTTCAATGTAAGCTAACATATAAATGGGATTTGAATAATGAACTGCGGATAATCATTTGATCTCATCGAGATTTATGTAGAAAGCATTGTCAGGAACTTTCTCCGGACCAATGGCCCTGGGGAATTTGTATAGTTCCCAACTATAACTGGTATATCGCTTGAAATAATAAGTATCATAACTGACACCAATCTTCAGGCAGATATTACAGCTTTCAGTCGGTGGGTTATTCTTCAGGTTTTTCCAATTTGTCATTTGACTGTAGTATTTGTGAGTTGTTTCGATGTACTCCTTTTTATAATAGTATTGGGTGTATAGCAAGATTAAGCAAAGTGAAACATCGCTACCTATATTGTGCTGAATATCAACAATAAAAAAGTTGAAAATTTTTTATTTCACCTGTGTACTGACCGAATTTGTGGTGTTCAGGGTTTTCCCAACCCACTGTACAGTAAGACTATTACCAATAAAATCAAGATTATGCGTAAACGCACAGAACATAATTCAAATGGTAATTTCTTTACTGATGAGGCCCTGATTGCCAGTTATAACCTTGTCAAAAAGACCATTACCGATTATACCGATGAACTGACACGTCGGTGTCGTTACAAAAGTGTTGTCAGTCAAGTTGAGAACGGCACCATTATGGATGACCGTTCCAGACTCATAGACCTATATGAAGCCTGCTACATTCAGAATGCACATCTTCAGGGCACCATTGCAACTCTGTTTTCTCAGCTCGTAGGCAAACGATATATGTTTGCTCGTGAAGATAAAGACGGGAAATGGATAAGAGACCCCAAACAGTCAAAAATATGCCAGGGATCTCAGTTTGAAAAGATTATCAAAGGCATCATTGAAGCCGAATTATATGGCTATACCTTGCTGGAGATAATGCCTGAAATAGACCCTGAAACTGGATTGCTGAAAGAGGTCAACAGCATTGAACGCCGATGTGTCCTTCCTGATCAGCGTCGTGTGGTTCAGCGTTGGTGTCAGTGGAGTCCGGGATGGGATTTAGATTCAGAACAGTATCGCCACAACTACATTCTGGTCAACACTGGTGGTTTTGGCATCTTTGCCGCCACCACTCCTAACATCCTTGCTCAGAAATATACCGTAAGTAACTGGGTAAACTTCAGCCATACCTATGGGCAACCGATTATTCACGGAAAAACCGAAGCTGAAGATAATGATTCAAGGCAAAGGTTAGCAAGAAAAATTGGTTCTGCTGCTCAAAACAAAGTCTTAGTGACTGGGAAGGGGGATGAGATTGATATTAAGGCATTTGCCGCCTCTAACTCTGAAAAGATATATGAGTCTTTGGCAAACTTTGTCAACAAGGAAAATGACAGTCTTATTCTTGGTTCAGAATCAATGGCTGGTGCAACTCAGGCTTATGTCGGTTCTACCAAAGCTCACGAAAATATTTATCGTGCCCGTATCAATTCATATCGTACACGCATTGAAAATGTGATGAACGAGCAGGTTGTACCGGTACTCAGATATTGGGGTATCATCGAAGCAGATGTGTACTTCAAATATATGAATAAAGTGGAAATGTCAGATGAGAATAAGATTAAACTCTATGATATGCTCACTGACAAGTATGAGATTGAGCCAGAAGAAATCAACAAAGAATGGGGTGTTGAAGTTGGCAAGCAACGCAACTTTGAAGCTGGTAACGGAGGCGGTGGCCTTGGTGACTGGGAAGGTGATGAAGATGGCGATGGTCATCGAATGAGTGATGAGGAGTATTACAAACGCTATGGTCATCACAGGAATAAAGTAAATTTTCTATCAGGGGTGCGTTAAAAGGCGGGCGCACCTCTGAATTGGTCAAACAGACTAAAGCTGCCATGACCGAAGAACAACAAGCAGAGCATGACAGCGATTATCAGTCTTTGTTAGCCTTATATACTCAGCTACTTAAATCCTTACATAACGATGATAAGGAAGAGGCTCTATATGCTCTTGCAGAACTGAGAACAGAGATTGCTTTTAAGCACGTTGTCAAAGGGTTAGGGATTGATATTGATGAGGCTCTTCAATTATTGAAGAACTCAAATGATGAAAACCTCACCCAGCATGATAAAGACCTTATAGCCCGTCTTACAGCCGGCATCTTAAATCTCATTGACTTTTCAGTATGTGAAGAGTATCAGTTGTATGATGAGGTGCTGGAGGTTGTGGGAGACACTGAGATTGACTTCAACTCTGATGATTATGATGACTTGGTTGCATTGTGTAAAAAATACAATGACCAATATTCTGCCATAGAAAACTCCGACATTGAATATGCTGGTGTGATGGCTGCCTTGTGGCTAAAGATGTCAGCAACTGATTATGCTGTCTATTGGACTCAAAATGATGCAAAGGTTAGACCCTGGCACATGGCGTTACAAGGATATGCTGCACCCAGAGATGAATTTCCATCGTGGATGATTCCACCTATTGAATACAACTGTCGTTGTTTCTTGGAGATTTTGGAGGTTCCACACGCTAATGCAAAGTTGAGCCAAATCAAGGGGTCTGCCAAAGACCTTACCAAACCTCAGCAGCTAAATACTGTTTACAGTGAGTCTTTGGCAAAATGTGGTAGAATTTTTGGACCATCCCATAGTTATTTTTCAATTAAAGAAGCTGATTCTTCGATGCTTATGGGCTTTGTTTCCAGATTAAGAGAAAAGTATTATGTCTCGGCAGAAATTTGATCCCAGTAAAGTCAAAACCCAATTTGGCAAGCATTTCTACGAGGGGCAACGATTAGGTTCTCATCGGGAGAGATTGTATCAGCAATGGCTTCGTAATCAAGGTGGTGGTAGCGTTAAAGGACGTGCCACCTTCCCGAAGCAATATAGCAAATACTTCAGCTCTGGTACAAAATTCACCACTCGACAAGGCCATATTGCTCCTTGGGCCAAACCTATGACTTTGAAAGGAGGCTCAAATCCCAACTATAACTGGGGAAGAGTAAGCTATATCAATTCAAAAGGTTTGGTCAGTAAGTCCTCATCCAGTGGTCGTTGGGGTGCTGATACCAATCAGGGGAAAAGAGGCGCCGGTGGTTCAGCTACAATTCTTAATGGAACAAAGCAATGGATAGGACAAATTCAAATCAGTCAGTATGCTCTTCGTGTGCAGGCAGAAAACTTTAGGGTTGTAGTCGGTCGAAGAGCAATGAAAGTGTTTCAAAATTCTTTCAAATATCAGCAATTCTATAGTAATCGCTCTCGAAGATGGACTCCGCTTTCCCCCTATACTCTAAAGAAACGTGCGAAAAGAGGTACTGGCAGTCGAATCCTCAAAGAATATGGGGATTTGTATAACTCAATCAAACTGGATGAAAGTGCTGGAATGGGACGTACCAGGGTTTACACTGATATTGTGCCGGCCAATGCTGGTCATCATAAAAAGCACAGCATCTGTTACGCTGGTTATCACAATGAGGGTAAAGGAACCTATGGTAGTGCATGGAATGGGCATAAACCCAAACCATATATAAAACGACAATTTATGGGCCACTCCAGTTACTTAAATCCATTTACCGATAGCTTTATGCGCAAAATGATGAAGCTATACCTCTTTGACAGTGTGTTCCTTATAAAGAAAACCTAAGCTATTATCAATAAAGATTGAACAATGCTTGTAGATAAGAAAAACAATAAAGTCATAAGTGGCAATAAAACCAGTGCCATAGCACCAAAAGACCCACCTAAAGAGAAGCCTATTAAGCCTCTTCAGGTGGAGTCTAATGGGCCTATGGATGTACTGAAAGCGATGAAAGAGATTCTTCGCTCCGTCACTTGGGAATATGGGGTTGAAAATAGCCCTAAGATATTCAAAACTGTTCAAATTGATGATGGTCAATATGAGCGCATTATTTCTCCCAGTGGCAATAAGGAAGAAACTTTGGGTTTTCCAGCAGCCTTTGTTCACTTTATAAACTGGAGGTATTTGGTGCAGCAATCCAGAATTAATGAGGGTCGAGCAGAACTGAGAATAAGATTTATCCTCAATAGTCTTAACGTACATGAGGACGGTCACGATATGGGAGTGTATTATGTCGCAGAGCGTATCCATCAGACAATTCAAGAAAGTATCAGTAAATATGAGTGTCTGCAAGAACGCTGTCAACTGGAATATATCGACCCAATGGAAAGTTTTGATCACGGACTCCAACCTTGCTGGATGACTTATGAAGTATGGTTCAGGCAAAGGAATATTTGGGCCACACGCAATAAAATCTATAAGAAATTTGTGTGTCCTCCATTTACAAATCATGCCGACCAAGACCCCACAGTCGAAGGCGTTAATCCAGATGAACATACCAATTTGGAACACCCTAAGACTTATGATGAGGCCACAGAGTACATTCCATAGCCATTTTGAATGTAATATATTGTATTACCGATATTTAGCCCCTGTTTATCGCAGGGGCTTTTTTGTTGCTCACTATTACTAAGAAAATTAAGCAACAATGGCAAAAAGTAAAGAATTTAAGTTTATCAAAGGTGCTTATTGTACCGGTTCTCCTGCCGATATTTGCTACTACACCGATGTTGATTACTGGAGTGTACAAGACTTTATCTGGGAATTTGATTACCTCGTCAATTATATCAATCCCAGCAAAATCCGCATCCATATTAATTCAGTCGGGGGCAGTGTCATCGAAGGGATGAGCGTATTCGCCAAAATTATGGATTGTAAGATCCCCACTGAATGTATCAACGACGCTTTGGCTGCTTCTATGGGCTCAATCATTTGGGCTGCCGGCGATGAGCTCTTTATGAAAGATTATGCTCTTCTGATGATACACAATCCTTTTTGCGATTGCAATGGGGATAAGCAATACAATCAGGCAACTGAAGCCCTCACTCAGCAACTTAAAACTATCTATGTCAAGCGTTTCGGCCTCTCAGAAGATGAAGTTGAAAACATTATGAATGGCAAAGAGGGTGAAGATGGAACATTCCTTACAGCAACCCAGGCTCTTGAAAAGGGATTTGTGGACGCAGAACACATCATTGAAACACCAAAAGCCATCAAAGATAAAATTCAAGCTGCCCTGAAAGACACCAAAGATGTGGCTCAAATCAGGGCCATTTACGGATTGATGGCACCTACGCTTCCCTCCACGACTATTAACGAACAGAATATCACATCAAATTCAAACACAATGGATAAAAGCGAAATCACAGTTTTTGCCGCTCTTTTCGGACTGACTGGAGAGAAGGCTACCGCCGACAACATCACGGCGAAGATTAATGAGCTTAAAGCCAAAGCTGACAAGGCAGAGGCAAACCAGAAAGCTCTTGATGAAGCAAAGGCAGAGCTTACCACTGTCAAAGCGGAACTCACCGGCGCAAAGACTTCAATCAGCAACCTTACCGCCGATCTCACCAAGGCCAAGGATGCACTGAAGGTCTATCAGGATGCAGAGGCGAAGGCTAAGGAGGACAAGATAAATGCTCTTGTTGACAAGGCCATCAAGGACTGCAAAATCAGCAAGGATGATCGTGAGGCTTACGTCAAGATGGCCCAGAACGATTTTGAGCTTGCTGAACGCATCCTCGCCACCATCCCCGCTCGTGACAACATCGGCGCAGCTATTTCTGAGGCCAACCAGGACACCGCCAAAGACGGTATCCAGACCGAAGAGCAGAAAGTTCAGGCCAAGGTCGAAGATGTCGTGGGAAAAGACTTCAAGTTCAAATCCCTCGACTAATCGCCAGCAAATCAATCAATAAATAATTTAATTCACAACAACAATGGCAGCATTTACTTTTAACGCGGGTCAGAGTAACTATACTGGTGAAGTCCTTGGTGATCTTCTGACCCTTACCGCCCAGGAGAATGAGACCTACAAGGAGGGTCTTATTCACATCAAGTCGGGCATCCAGAAGAAATATGCTCTTCCCAGTGTACGTCTTGGAAAAATCATTCAGGACCACAAGGCTACTCCTAATTCAAGCGTGGGCGAATATCAGTTTGCAGAGCGCTATCTGGAGCCGGAAGATTTTATGATCTATCTGGAGTTCAACCCCCGCGACTTCGAGCAGTATTATCGTCCGTTCCAGCCGAAGGGCAATCTCGTATTCCGCGAACTCGACCCCAAGGTTCAGGCAACAATGATCCGTCTGCTTATGGAGTCAGAGCAGGAATACATCAACCAGGCTATCTGGTGCTCCGCAACTGCAACAGAACGTGCCAAGATCGCAAGCAGCGATGGCTCAGTTGCCGCTGGTGCAACAGAAATTGGTGGCGATGCAGAGGCCGGCCCCATGAAGTATTTTAACGGTGCTATCGCCCGTATGCTTATGAACGCCGCCGCAGCTGCTACCTCCGAAGATGCAAAATGTGGTCAGGTCAATATCGCCGGCACCGGCACATTTGCCGATGGTGAGGCTGTCGAGAAAGAGCTTTACGCGATGTGGGAAGCAACCGCTCCCAAGATCCGCAAGAAAGCTGGTCTTGTCATCCTTATGGACTACAAGTCTTGGGATGCTTACAACAAGTACCTCTCGGCCAAGACCATGAAGTACAGCGACAACCGCAAGGAGAACGAGCATCGTTTCCAGGGCAAGCGCATCATTCCTATGGTTGCTCTTCCCAACGATACCATCTTCATGGGCGTGTTCACTACTGGCGTTGACTCAAATCTCTGGATGGGTGTTGACTACGCCAACGATGAGGACGTACTTCAGATCGACAAGCTCCAGAACAACTCTGAGCTTTACTTCTTCAAGGTGCTTCTCAAAATGGACGTCAACATTGTCCGTCCTTCGGAGATCACGGCTCACATTCCGTTCAAGTACACCGCGTAACCAACATCAACAACTTAGCAAGGTGGTGTAAAAGCCACCTTGCTTAAATCCTTCACAACTATGGGTAGAAGCAAAAAAACCGAAACAGCAAAAGCCGAAGAAGCAGTTGTGGTTGACGTTCAGGTGAGCGAAGAGGTAACACCCTCAGAACCTACTCCAGAAGCGGAAGCACAGCCGTCAAATGAAATCGAAGAGGTCGAAGAAGCTCCTAAGATTGCTAAAGAGGTGAAAACCTCAGCAAAGAGCGAGCCGGCCGAAGAGATTTCCCCTCGTGAAGCAGAGCTGATGCGCCTTTATCCCCAGTATGAGAAAATCTGGATTACTCCCAGAGGATTTGTACATCCCGAAGGAACTCCAGCCTATCTGCTGAAAGGTGCTAAACTTTTCAAAAACAAATTTTTCAACAATAAAAAGTAATTCACAATGGCTACGAATACAAATTTAGGTGGTGTTTTTACCACTGACATTGACGGCAAGCGCAATAGCAATGTGTTCCTGAGCACTGAGAATGTTGTGGGTATCATCTTCGATACAAGTATCGTTGGTGGTCTTGACAAGGCTCTGGGCGAAGATACTCTTGCTGCTCAGACGTTTGCCAAGGGCAGTGTCGTGGAACTTAACACCACAAAGGATGTAGCTGAAGCCGGTATCGACGATACTGTACTTGCTGGTATTGCAAAATATCATCTTGACAGCTTCTTCAGTCTGGCCGGTGGCACTCAGCGCATCTTCGTTTCATTTATGAACAGCGATGAGGATCCCGATTTTGAGGCTGTTGAGCAGATGCAGCTCGCATCGGGTGGTATCATCTATCAGATCGGTGTCTGGACCGGCAAGCCGATTGCCAAGACAAATAAGGATGGTTCCTATTCTGTCGAGGCCGGTAACATCTGTGCAAAGCTCGAAGCAGTGGCAGAAGTTCTCGGTGGCAAAGTCGGTATCACAAACTATGAGGGCAACGCGCCTCTGAACCTTCTCGTTTCGGCGCCTATTCTCAATGAGCCTACAATCGACATCAAGAAACTGCCCGATCTGAGCGGTCTCAATATGCCGAAAACTACAGTGCTTATTGGTCAGGCTCCCACCGATACTGTTCACGAGCTGATGTATGCTGTCAATCACGTTGCTGACACCCCCTCCTACGCTCCTGTAGGTTGTGTAGGTGCCGCTCTGGGTTGTCTTGCAGTTGCACCGGCCAATGAGAGTATCGCCCACGTCGCCAGCTTCAATCTTGCTGCTGTGATGCAGGATGCAGAGCTTGGTTTTGGTAATCTCGTCGAGGACGCAGAGAACAAGACCTACTCCGATGAGTCCTCATTCACCAACATCAAGACTCTTGGTTATACCAAGCGCAACACTTTCCTTCACAAGAATGGTTATGTGTTCCTGGTGAACTATGATGGTCTTGAAAACAGCATCTTCTTCAGCAGCGACCAGACCCTCAGCACCGGCGATTATCGCACACTTGCTCGTTGTCGCGTAATGCACAAGAGCCGTCGTGTAGTTCGCCGCGCCCTTCTTCCCCGTGTCAACTCTAACGTAGAGGTGGATCTGTCAACCGGACATCTTTCTGCTTCTGCTGTGGCAGAGTTCCAGAATCTCGTTATCGAGGCTTTGGATAAGAATATGGTCGAACCCGGCACCTCAAAGCCCCAGGTAAGTGGCCGCACCTGTACGATTGACCCCAATCAGAACGTGCTTGACACTGATGCCATCGACATCAATTATGCCCTCGTTCCGCTGGGTGTAACTGGAGAGATCAAAGTCACCGAAGGTTTTGCCAACTCCATCTAAAGCCAATGTTTAACAAACTAATATAATACAACAATGGCAGCAACAATCAATAATGTAGCATACAGTTGGTCAATGATTCAGCTTCAGACCAACCTCGATGGTGAGAGTGCTCAGAACCCGATTTTCGTTGATTGTACCGCTATCAAGTGGGACACCAAACGTAAAATCGAGTCTATCTACGGACTCGGTGGCCAGCCTCGCAAGCGTGGTTTCGGTAATGTGACCTATGAGGCAAGTATCACTCTGCCTTACGGCACACAGATTGACCTTCGTGACCGTTCAACTGACGGTACGCTTCTGGGTCTTGGTGAGTTCAACCTCATCATCTCTTGGGTCAACGACGTGGCCGCAAACATCACTACCGAAACCGTAACTCTCGCAGGATGTATTCTTGCAGAAGGTGGTATGGATGCCAGCCAGGACGATACTTCTCTGTCAAGAGAGTTCGATCTGCACCCGCACCGCATCTACACCGGCAAGGTTCAAAGCAACGCAAACATGAGCTGGTCTCACGAGCTTTACGGCGGCGCGTAATCGGTTTTCTTGTTATACTTTCAGTTGGAGAGAGCAGTCGGAAACGGTTGCTCTCTCATATTTTTTTTGAAGATGAACTATTATATATTGACGACTGACAAAACTCGTCAAACTGATAACATTTAACAATTAAACCAAATAACCAACAATGGCAAAAGAAAAGAAAACAGCAGATGCTGTAGCTGAGGCTCAGGCTGCTCCCGCAATCGAGTTCGTAGGTAACGTGAATGTACCTCTCGAAATCCGTGAAGAAATCGTCAAGAAGGCCGAAGCTCTGAAGGCCGAGCATAAGCTCCGCAAGATCTTTATCATCGTTGTCGAAGGCGAAGAAGGTGATGACAAACCTTTCTACATCGCTTACATGCGCCGCCCCAGCCTCATGCACTTCAGCCAGTATATGAATTTCGCCCAGAAGGACGTGATTCAGGCAAACAAGATGCTCGCAACAAACGTGTTCCTCGCCGGCGACCGCGAACTGGTCGATGATGATGAACTCTTCCTCTACGGTGCGATGAACCAGCTCACCTCGCTCATTGAGGCCCGCAATGCCGAAATGGTAAAAAAATAGAGCGTTGTCGAATAGACAAAGAGGATGTTTACAGACAACGCTATGCACTGATGGCTTACTACTATCCTCATTTGGACTTAGACAACATGACAGACGATGATTTTGCCTTTTGGTCAGAAAATGCCTACTGGGTACATTCTCAGATGCTCATGGTTCAACAAGCCAATACGGTAGGTATGCTGACAGGAGGTGCAAAATAATTCAGGATAGGAGCTTAACGGCTCCTATTCTTGTTTTTGGACTATTATTATAAAAAGACAGAATGGCACAACTCAGTTATATAAATACTGGGGTTAAGCAAACCCCAGACTTAACTTTCAATATCCCGACAGATGAGAGTGTCGGAGCCTTTTTATTTGACACAAGTGGGTTTGATAAGCCGTTTGAGTCATTCCCACTGTTGTATCACAATTTCAAAGATGGCCAGATTCAGTGTATCAAAAATATGGATGATGCACTATTGCTTGGTATAACTAATGATGGTTTTCTCAATGGATTGATATACTATCATTTATCTCAATTCTTTGATTTTATTGGAGAGAACCAAGCTGTATATATTGCCATTGCTGATTGTACTAAGGACTGGGATGTGATACAGTATATTCAGCAGCAGGCCAGCGGGCGAATATTTCATATTGGAGTTTGGACTTCTCAACCTATCTGGAATAAGAAAACCGATGGGTCAATGGGGTTTACCTCGCTCATAACCGACCTTCAGGCACAAGCTGATGAAATCAATGGTAAAATCGGAGTGTCAACTCATACGATGGTGCCTCTGCATATAATGTTATGCGGAAATACGAATTATATTGGAGGCGATCAAATCCATTATAAGAAATTGCCTAACGCTATTGAATTGAATTGCCCTAAGGTTTCCGTAGCTTTAGTACAAAACGGCTCTCAGGAAGTGCGCCAGATGCAGGGCAACAATCCTCTTCAGGCCCCAGTTTCTTCTTTGGGATTGATAATGGCTTGTCTGGCTTTATGTGGAGCTGAAGAAAGTATTGCATCTCTGGAAAAATGTGATTTGAACAAAAATGAGGGATTCAATAATCCGGAATGGGGCGTAGGTAGTACCGGTACTCCAATGAGTAGCGTACACCGTGTATGGGCCAATACTATCTCTTCACGAGGCTACATCATTCCAGTTGATTATGAAGGGTTGGAAGCCTCATACTTTCTTAGCAGTGACCAGACTTTGTGTGAAGGTGACTTCAACAATATAGCCAACAATCGTGTAATGCACAAATGTCGCCGGGCAATGTGTACAGCTCTTATTCCCTATGTAAACAGCAATCATATTTATGTTCCCGGCACCCATAATATCAGCGCAACATCAATCACTATTATCACAGATTCTATCAACACACTTTTGGATTCCGTGATGAGAAATAAGCAAGGTCAAAATCAGATTAATGGTCGAGTAGTAACATTCTTGGAAAATGATGAGCTTCTGGAGAATGACTCTATTTCACTGAGACTGGAAATCGGGCCGGTAAACTATAGTGGTTTCTTGTCAGAAGAAGTTTCGCACGATATAGATTAAGATTTTTAAGGTTCAAGCGTATCAAAGAACCACATGCCCCAGGCCGTAAATGGCTTGGGGCTTCTCTTTGACTATTAATAGGTAGCAAATCATTTAGCATTACTACCAATGGCAGATTATAAAGATTACATCGTCAGGTATGACATTATTGCTGATGTAACCAAGGCCGCCGAGGGACTTCAATCCATTGCGAACATCGCAAAGGAATTTGAAGGTCCAATGAACACGCTTAAAACAGCGATCACTCAGGTTAGCCAGTCGGTATATCAGCTCAAACAGAACTCGCAAATGACATTTGCTCCTAAGATTGATGTAGGGGCATTTAATAATCAGTTGCGAGCAATGGTGACACAAGTTAGAAGTGCCGCCGCCGAAATGCACTCTGCAATCTTTCAAGCTCTTTCTGGTAACTCAACTGCAACCCAAACCGTTCAAAAAGGTATCAGTTCTGCTCTAAATTCTCCAAGAACAGTTGCAGCAATAAAGAAGGATATTGAAAGCTATAACAGAGAGTTAGATAAACTCTTAGGTACACCCAAAAAAAATAAAAAGGGCGATACCATAAGAAATCGTGATGGCTTGATTCAAATGACTAAAAATGGATTGGCAAAAGCCAGTGTGCATGATCAAGCCATATTCCAGGAAAAATTAATGAAACTGGAAACTCAGAAAAGAGCTATCCAAAACATCATTCAGCAACGCAAGGCTGAACTTGCAATGGCTGAAAAACTTGAAAAGGAGGTAGCGGCACAGCAGGCAAAAACGACAAAAGCACAGTCATCTGCTATTACTGCCACTTCCCATGCCTCCGCACCTCAGCCAGCCAAACTCACCAATGTAACTCCAGCAGTTATTAGAGAGTGGAAGAAAGCTTTTGGCGATGCAAAAAATAAATCTCTGACAGTCAATATCCGTGGAAACGCTTCAGGTACCAATGGTGCATTGACTGTGATTGAACAAATTCAGACTTCATTAAAAGCTTTACAGTCGCAAGCATCCTTCAATATCAATCCGGTATTGAACACTGAAGGCTTTGCTGCTGCTGAAGCTCAACTGCGTCAGCTCGCAAGTTTAAGTGCTGCCGTTGTTGCTCCCTTCACTTCAAAAGATACAAAGGCTAAAGGGAAGCCCGGCAATGTGGTTTCTACTCTTACTAAAGAAGAAAAAAACAGATTAGCGGACGCTCGTAAGCAAATCAAGACTTGGAATGATAAAATCACCCCCATTCAGCAACGTCTTGATGCTAACAGAGCTATTCCCGAAGAGCAGAGGACACCTGCTATTAAAGGGCAAATAACTCGTGATGTAAAGACATTAGCCACTTATCAGGCAAATAGGGCTGAACAAGAAAATATTGTTCGCAATTTGCAAGGCAGATCTGTCGCAGCAGTTCAGTCAACAGCCAGAGCGATTAAGCCATTGGCTCTTGATATAGTAGGTAATCTGTCAAAGATTAATGTAACAGCTAAACCGCCTGTCATTCCTGTTGTTGGTGAAATAACCAAACTGGAAGGTAAGGTTACAGAAGCTATACCGGTCAATGTAAAAATAATGTCAGACCAGGTTGCAGCTTCTGTCAGGTCAATTACACCCAGACCGGTTCTGGATGTACAGGTTCATCTTGTCACAGATCAGGCAAAGCAACAGTTACAAACTCTTGCTTCACAAACTAAACCTATTCAGAAGCCAGTAACTAAATCTGCATCTGGCTCCAAGACAACTGCAACAACTCCTGTTTCATCTACAACTCCTGCTGCAATCTCTCCTACTGCCAAAACTAAAAAGGCATCTTCAAAAGCAGCTGTGACCAGTGTAGTTGATACAAAAGACGTTATACGTCAGATTCAAGAAATTCCACGTCAGACTATTCCAGTTGCTGTGAAGTTGATGTGGGAACGTGGTGTTATCGGAAAACAAGAGCAACTAAAAAAAATGGCTGGCACCATCCCGCCTATAAAACTGTCTCTTGATTCTTCGATTGCTCTTGTTCAACTTGAAGAGTTCATTGCCAAAATTAAAGCTGCAAGTCCACAAAACATAAAGCTGACAGCCACTGGTGTACCGGCAGCTCCTTCCGCAACTACACCCGCTTCCGCTTCAAAACCTGCTGTTGTACCTCAGTCAAAACAACAGACTGTAACTTCAGCAACTAAGAAAACTCCTGTTGTCGATTCTACCAAGAAACTGAATCAACCTAAAATTCCACCAGTTTCTTTAACTCTTGATACAACTGGAGCTGTAGCTGCTTTGGAAGAGTTTATCGCTAAGGTAAGAGCTGCAAGTCCACAAAACATAAAGCTGACAGCCACTGGTGTACCGGCTAACACTCCTACTCAGACAACAGCTGCACAGCAAACACCAGTTGCTTCAACAACTCCGGCTACCTCTATTGTGCCCCCTATTACTACCGGCGGTTCAACTCAGAAAGGAAAAAAACAAGCTGGTCACACCGGTCATCAACCCCTTACTGTTCAAGAACGCTACGATAGGCAAAGACAGCAATCTGAAGAAAGAGCGCGTAAGCAAAGAGGTGATAATAGATTTAGAGCTGCAAAACATCAGGAATATATCTCACAGCAGCAAGCATGGCATGCTCAACAGCAATCCATGTATAATCATCTTTTCCGAAATATTCCGAGAGATGCAAAGCCTGATGTGAATTGGGCTCAACGTGAACAAGCAAAACGCAATGCTGAATTAGCTCGCATGAGAGCAGATGCTACAGCCGCATTTGCAACTCCCACCCCTTATGAGACAAAGGAACGAGCCAATGCCGTAGCCAAAAGCATAAATCGACATCAACAACAGGCAACCAGATTAAGGGCACAAGCTTATAATTCAATGCTTCCATTTGCTCAGAATAAAGAGCAAGTGAATATGCTGACTAAGCATCGCAAGTTCTTCCGTCAAGCGGTTGCCACTACTGGCATTGTGCCTACTCCCGGCATGGAAGCCCCTCAGATGCTGAAATACTTGCAGGGTGTTTCGTCTCAAGTGCAGCAGGCAAGTGTTGCTGTTCCCTGGCAGTTGCAAAGCCAAATCAACAAACTGGAAGGTCAGATAGCTAAGAGTGAGGGTATTGGAGAATCTTCACCTTCTCGTAGTTCGATGGCCCCTATGCCTGTTAGACAGAAGCCTTTTTTTGATCGTACACGTAAATGGGCATATCCCTTTACCGGGCAAACATCTTTCGGTGTTCGCACACCTATGGCTGTTGATATGGCAAAGGGTATGGGCGTTATGTTTGCGATTGGGGGTGCCATGTCTGCTATCGGCAGCTCCTTTAGTCAAGCTATGGAGTACCAAAACACTATGCGCACTACCCAAGCCATACTTCAGAATGGTACTGATTCTTATAGTCAGAACGCCTTCAAAAATATGGAGGGTACTGTGCGTAATGTTGGTGTCAAAACTAAATTCTCTGCCCCTGAAGTAGCAAGCGCAGCACGATTCCTTGCAATGGCAGGCTATGACATTGATGCTATCAACGATGCTATCAGACCTATTGCTGACTTAGCTCTTATTGGCGATTCCGATTTAGGAGAGACCGCCGATAAGATGACTAACATTATGACCACGTTCCAGATTGCGCCGGAGCGTATGCGTGAAACCGCAAATATTATGGCAACAACTGCAACAAGGTCAAATACAGACCTGATGATGCTGGCTGAATCTGCTAAATATGGTGGTGGCGTAGCTAATATGTATGGGCGTAATGATCCCAATCTCTTTGCTGATACAATGGCTTTGTTTGGTGTCATGGGTAATGCCGGTATTCAGGCATCATCTGCCGGTACTGCATTGCGTATGATGTATCAGAACTTATTCAAGCCGAATAAGAATCAGCAGAAGGTTCTCGATATGATGAAGCAGAGCTATGGAATTGCCACTTTGAAAGAAGATGGTAGCTACAGAGCTATGTCTGACATCTTGATTGAGATGGCGCAGCGCATACCTGAGAATCAGATGGCTCAGATTGTAGGTAATCTTTTCCGTATTACTGCACAGCCAGGCGCGGCTGCAACATTGTTGGCAGCTGCCGGAGGTGATAAAGGAATAGCTGAAGAAATTGGCAGCGGCATTGAGATGATGTCTAACAAGATGAGCAGCAAGGCTGGTATGAGTTCGCTTGTCTCTCTAATGTTGGCTAACCGAAATTCTGTCAACGGCAATATTTCAGGTGCTATTGCTGAAGAAAAACAGAATACCATTACAGGTTTATGGGCGCAGGTAACTTCAACATTTACTGAAGGTATCGTTCAGGCATTTGAAAATCGTCAAGGTGGCTTTGAGGGTATGCTCAAAAAGCTCAGGGATTACCTTGCAAAACCTGAAACTATACAAATGATGCAGAACCTTCTCGATTTGATTATCGAAATCGGTAAGGTTATGGCTTGGTTTGTTAAGATTTGGGCCTCGCTTTACAATGCTGCTCCTGGTCTTATCGAATTCTGGATTACATTCCAAATGGGCATTACTCAGATGGGTACTCTAATTGCTCCTATTATATCACTGATAGGTGTATTTGACCGTCTGAAGGGTTCAATTATGGCTCTGGCTGGCATTTCTGCTGTCGGAGGATCAGCTGTGACACGCAATGTGGCCGGTAGTGTGGCTGCCGGTACAGCAGCTAATGCTGCAATAGCGAACACGCCATTCATAGTTGGTTCTGGTAAATTCGGCACTAATAAGGTTATTCGTGGTAATATTGCTACCAGAGCGCATAATGCTATGGCTGCAAATGCTATCCTTGCCGGAGAGCTTGCACTAAGTGGCGCCAATAAGCAGACCACACTGGCCGCTCTCAATAAAGAGACACGTCAGCATTATGCTGCTGTTCGTGAACGTGCTGCAAGAATATATGGGCCATCGAGAGCTGTACGAGCCTTCAAAACAGCTGCCACAACACTGCCGACAATGGCATCTTTGGCTCCTATGTTTGGAGGATTAAAGAGTATGCTGATGGATCTGTTGACCGGGCTTGCAAAAGCTGCCGGATTCCTTGTTAATCCTGTAACTTTGGCAGTTGGTGCTGTTGCAGGTCTTGGTTATGGTCTTTATAAACTCAAACAGCGTATTGACGGTACTACAGAAGCACAGCAAATTGCAGCGCAAAAAGCTAAAGTTGCGGCACAATCAACTGCAAAGGAATTGAATCTTCAAGGTAAATGGCACAATGAACTTGGTGTTAATCGAATAATTGATGGAACAGTTATTCATGCACCTCAATCCGAAGAAGTACAACAATACTTGAAAGATCAAGAACGATTCAAACAGAGTTATAATATTCTATGGAATAATCTTGCACAAGATGCGTCTAAGCAGTCCATAAATACGACCGCAAGTGAATGGCGTGGTATTATTAAGCAGAATCCTGCATATAAAATTGCTTTTGGCAATAAATACGACGAATATGCTGGTGAGGGCTTGACAAAATGGACCAATAGCAATAAAATGTGGAATCACGGTCCTAATGATTTAATCGGAGCTATACATGATATTTGGGTAGAGCAAGATGACCATGCTATTGATCTTCAGAAACGCATGGTACAGGCTTCGTTAATGATTGAAGGTGCCAATAGTAGTCTTACACAAAAATATGTAAATGATATTATTGCGCTTCGAGAGCGAGTCATTAATAAGGAGATTGACGAACAGGAATATCAAAATACAACTCAAGAAATCCTCAATAAGGTAAAAGGATTTTTGCCCGCTAATCGACTGGATGCCACAAATATGACACCAGACGAGTTAAAAAACACAAGTAATAGAAGTGTTTATGCCCCCTACCAGGATGCTATCTTTAATGTACTTAATGCGTATATTAGAGGCGACTATGGTACCGATACAGGAGCCTTAAACGCATGGCATGACCTTACTAACAGAAATGAAGATGGAAGTCTTGCTAATGGTTTGGTTGAATGGTCTCAACAGTGGTATGCAAAATTAGCAAATGTTGCTAAAGACATACGTCTCACTGATAGTTTCTTCTCACCAGATGGTACTCATCAGGAAAATATGAAAATCATATTATCAATGATGCCTGATACTGGTAAGTTTGATGCTTCATCAATAGTTGAGCAAGTTCGTCAAAAAATCAATGGTTTCCAGCTTACATTACAGCAGTTCTCTGATATGCTCTCAACAGTATATGATATACTTAAACAGGCTGGTATTCTTGATGAAAATGACATCAACAGATTCCAATTCATTAGAAATCAACTGATGGGGCAGAAATTTACTTCTAATACAGTTCGTAAATATTGGCAGGAAAATATCGGAATTAATAATAATTCTGAATGGATCAAGGCTGGCATTTCTGAAAATGATTACGTTAACTGGATGATGGGGGTAAAAGGCGCTATGAATGATCTTGACATCAGTAAAAAACTGGGTAGAACAATTACTCGAAGTCAAGAAAATTCTCAAATGGCGACAAATATAGCAAGAAAAGCTGCAAATTTGGGAAACAAAAATGCACCTGTAAAAACTCCAACTACCACCACAGAGATCAAAACTCCTACAACACCTCAAACTACTCCTACGCCTACCGTCAAGGACCAGCAGGCATACGCCTCTCACTATGATAGAAGTGCAGCCAGACCAACCCAAGTGATATTCAATATCAACAATCTGGCGAGCTTCGATAGAACCACAGTAGCCTCCAGTGCTGAAGAGCGAGATCTGATGGCTGCGATGGAAGATAAGATAGTCGGGGCGGTTTATCAGATGTTTGCTGAAGCCTCTAATCAAGCTCAAAGAGTAATGGATCTTACATAAAATGAAATTGCACCGGGGTTGAATCTCCGGTGCAATTTTTATAATTCATTATAAGGTTCTTGATTATACTGATTATCCAAATTTACATCATCATAAGTCAATGTTAATGCAGGTTGATCTCCGACAATATCTAACTGTAAATTTAATGATGTTAAGTTATCAACAAATAAAACACCACTTTTTTGAGTAGCAGTATCTTCATAAGCTATCAAAGGGTTGTATTTGGATTTCAAAACAGACGATAGTGTATTATAATCTTGATAAAATGATTCCATATCATTTACAATCTTCACGAACTGTATTTTTCTCACTTTATTTTGATAAGTGATCAAGCTCATGAAATCCCATATTTGATCTCCAAAACGTATAGGATCATTGTAAACAAATATATCACGATCTATTTGATTCAGGTTATATCCAAGCTGTTTCATTTGTATCATAGCCGAATCTTTTGAAGTCTCCCCCAATATAACTCCCAACACCTCTCGTTTGAGAACGGTATCTTTCTTTACTTCAGTTTGATCTACCGTAGTGGTCTTGCCTTTTTGATTATTACATCCCGTCAGCATGAAAAGGGATATGAGAATAATTACTAATTGTCTCATAGTTATTTTGAATTTGATATTATTCACAAATGACATATACTCTTTTTCTTATCTGAGGTGGTGATTTCGACGCGAATAGGAGTTATGCCACTTTTCACAAGTTTCTGAAAAGTAGTGCAAAATTACTCAAAATTTACCAATCCACCAAATTCATCGCTCCAGCACTATTATAAGATATGAGTATAAGTCTTAATAACCTCGCAATAACATCCACCGGCGGAGCAATGGCCTCAACAATGGGGGCATTAATGAATACTTTGCAGAGTAAGATAGCCAATGGTGGTAGAGATAGTAACTGCAAATTTTACTATAATGATGGTGCCGGCGGCTCACTTCTTCAAGTAGCAGTCAAAGGTGTTGTCCGGGGCGCCGTGTCCGAATTAAAAAATGAAGCAGTCAATGCTTTTAATTCTTTGCTGAATGGTAAAAGAACCAAAGATTCTGTAGGTGCAGCATGGGTAGAGTCTGAACTAAAGAAGCAAGAGGTCGAGGCAAAAGAATATGGGATGATGCAAGTAGATGGTGGTACTATCTACGCTTTAGATGATTGGGGTGGCAAAGCCCCGGAAGCTCTGATGTTGGGAATTGAACTTGATCAGAACATAACCGTCACTCAAAAATTCCCAGTGTATCGTACCAAAGTAATTGATGCAAAAAAAGGTATCTATAAAGAGCAAGAGCCTGAAACCGTAAATAATGTTGTCAATACAAAGACTTTGGTATGGTACGACACCACTGCTTTGATAACCATTAATTCCGATAAAAATCTTATAGCCACTCGTGTTACTGGGCGTGATTATAGTCGTAAGGAACTTGTTTCCAATGGCGATATAAAATTCACTGTTTCAGGTCAAATCACAAGTGGAAAGCCAGACATCTATCCTACAGAAGAGATGCAGAAATTCTACAAGATTATGCAATACAAAGGCATTATCAAGGTCAATAATATGGTTCTTGATATGCTGGGTATCACGCATATTGTCATTGAGAACTTCAGTGTCTCTCCACGTCAAGGATACAAATCTCTCCAACAATACACCTTCTCAGCTATTGGATTGCAGCCGGAGAATGAAATTGAAATCTCTGAAGATACAATCTCGATCATACCGCAGAAGAATGTTTCCGCAAAAGAAGATGATGGCAGTGAATGGATGAAGATGTTGAACAATCAGCTTGAAGGACTTAAATCTATGGCCACTGATTTGGTTAAACAGGGCGTAGGTTTGGCTGCCGGCTTGCTGGAAGAACAATTATAATTATGGCATCAGATTTAACTTCGCTCCGCACACAGCGACCCGATCTGGTGCAACAGGTCGAGTACACACTTACCCCTAAATACTATCAGCATAAAGCCTATGAGGATAAACTCGCTATACTGGTATGTCAAATCAAAATTTGGAAAGCAAATGGGAATAATTGGTTTTCCATACCTTCAGCCAACCAGTGTTTGACCATACGGGAATGTGAAAGTATTGAAATATCTGACTCTGCCAAAAATCTCATTAATAAAGCAGTTGTCAGATTTCCTCGTGGCACTGTTATCAATCTCTCCAGTCGTAAGGAAAAAGATGTGATGAGTGGTGATAAAGCGGATTCAACCGATAAAGAAAACACCCTCAAAACAGCCAATAATGATGGTGATGTCACCTCCACTCCTACTGCATTATTCACTGAAGATGGTGTCTCCACCACCTCTATGGCTGCTAATTATGATGATAAGGGCTTAATTGACTTCAACCGCACCAAGACTGAAGCTGCATTGCTTAGTCCTAATGATGTGGCCGTCGGTAATCGTATCGAAATACGTTTAGGGTACGCATATTCTGAAACCGAGTTTAAGAAGATGAACACTGCTGACAGTGATCCGAATATGGATGTGGTGTTTACCGGCTTTATAACCGCTATTTCTGTTGATACTCCCTTGGAGTTAGAGTGTACCAATATGGCCCATATCCTCGCTTCTGTCAGCACACCCAACATATCAGCTAAGGCCACGTTAATGGTCAAGGATTTTCTTGATGATGACGGAGAATATCATCTTTTGAAAGATACAGGAATACCTCTGGCCGAAGCAAGTAAAGGCTCAACCATTTCTGTGAGTGGTGGCTCTATCAGCAATAACTTGACCATTGTCGATGTGCTTACTGAATGGAGCAAGAGCGGTGTCCTTTGTATGATTGAAACAAAATCAGATGGGTCCGCTCAACTGCGTGTTGGTCTTACTTATTATGCCGGCAAAGGAGGTGGGCTTCCCAATAATGATAAGAAGTACATTACCTATAATGGGGGAAACAACTCAGTCAAACTCATTCAGTTTGATTGGGATGTTGCCCAGGATAAACTGAATCTGAAACGCAACGACAAGAAATATCTGGCAGTCGAAGCTCAGGGGCGCACGAAAGACAATCAATTTTTTAAGCTGACACTCCGAAAAAATCCAAACCCTGATGATGAGGGGTGGATGATTGAAAGTGACGGTCAATTCCAGATTGTCAATCGCCGAAAGGTAAAGGATCGTAAGAAAATGAAATTTGTCAATGGTACTTATAGCACCAAAAGAATTGAAGGTCATCTTACGGATCCGGCCAAGCTCGATAAGTACAATGTCATCCAATATCTCTCAACCAAGGTGGGTATTACTGAAGAAGAACTTATTGAGGAGGCAAAACAATATTGGGCCAACTACAACCCCAATGGTATATCAGGCTCAATAGTGATATTTGGTGATTTGTATATTAAACCTACCGATATAGTGGGATTGATAGATGTACGTCAGCCGGAGAAAAACGGATATTACTATGTCGAAGCTGTGAATACCAGCTTTGGAATGGGTGGTTATCGCCGTGAACTTCATATCCCTTATAAGATAGCCACATTTTCAAAACCAGTTCAAATCATATAGTTATGTCGCTTAAAGGAGAAATCAACAAATATTTAGGAGATGTCAGACGTTCTGTAGGGCAAATGGCCCGACAAGGGATGACTGGTCCTGATGGTGCTGTGCGTGGCACCAAGAAAATTCTGGGATATGTATGTGCTATTCACGAAGAGGGAGATTTAGCTGGCACTATTGACGTTCAGGAATTTAACTATGAACCTGATGAATATCCAATTATGGGTACTGGTCATCACGAAGGGGTATTGCTTTCTGCTATTCAGGATAATTCCCAGGGTGTGCTGATTGTTCCGGTGCTTTATTCGGAAGTTGTCATTACTCAAAATCCCACCGATGGCCGTGAATATGTGCTGATGTATAGTCACGCAAAGCGTATTCAATTTTTAGCTCAATCTATCGAAGGTGAAGATGATGGGGAAATTGAGATTGGTGTTACCGAAACGGAAAAGCCTGTTGAAACAGATGATGGGCTGGATAAGGATTATTATGAGCTGGAGCCTACCAAAAATAAAACCAACACAAAATATACTTCCAAATCCATCACTGATCAAATCACCTCTCCAGATGATGAAGAAGGCTTTAAGCAAGAAAAAACTGTTGAGCATAAAATTATTACTGTGGGAGACACCAAAATTACTATTGATGGTGAGAATGTGATAATCGAGACAAGTGGTAAGGTTTCATTCACGGTTGGAGGCACCAGCATTACTGAAGAGGACGGCTCTGTCAATATTAAGACCGATAAGGCCAAAATCGAAACAAGCAGTTGTGAAATCAAAGGCTCCGACGTAAAAGTTGACGGAACTTCAGTTACCATTACCGGTGGCACTCTCAAAACCAAAGGAGTATCAGCTACCGACTTAAATGGACCGTTCAATGCCATTAAAGTGTGTCCTTTCAGTGGCGCTCCTCATTGTGGATCATCAGTTAGTGGAACTTAATTATGAGTAAGTCAGCTTTTGCACAAACAATCATATCAAAACTCAAAAGTTCAATAGGCACTTCCGGCAAAGATTATTCTGCCGGGAGTGTCACTGCCGCTATGAGTGCAGTAGCAGCTGGAATTACTGAGTATCTGGTAGCCAACACTACAGTCGTAGTTGCTTATGTTGGTATTATCCCTGGCGTTCCACCTGCCCCAGATCCATTAGTGTCCGACACTTTTAAGATTGTTGGCAGTTGCGCTCCCACTGGTCCATCGAATAGTTTTGATAGTTGGATTAAACAAATTGAGGCCAATATTATTGCTGGATTTCAATTAACTCCAATGGGCAACGGAGGACTGGTTTTTCCACAAAAACCATTTTTACCGATAGGAATTGTAACAACTCAGGCCAATCTGAAAGCTACACACGATGTTGGAGATAAAGACCCACAACAAAAGGTCTGGGAAGTGGTATGTGGGGGAATTATGGACTGGATAAACAGTCTTGCAATGAATGTGACTCCCGGTGCCGCCACTCATCCAGCCGTATCATCCACCGGCACAGCAACTATAACCAAAATAACCATAAGTTGAGCCATCAGATTTGACTATTATAGATAAAACGCAGTCAAGAAAGATGGTAAGAGACTTAATCATAGATATGAAGGAGCGCGACTTGTTAACCGAGGACAAGTCCAATGCTTCAGTGCCGATGTTCGACTCATTGTGGGGTAATATCTTCGATGAGGATAAAGAACTTAACATTCTTATCTGTAACATTATTATTCCCGAAGCCTACTGGAGTATTGTAGGATATGAAGATGGCGAAATGACTTGCCGTTTCAAATCTTCATACATACCCAATACCAGCAATTTCAGAATCAGACTTGTAGGATTACGCGATGGCAAGTATTATGTCTTTGAAAGAATCAGAGGCGATTTTGGTTTGCCAGTAAATAGCTATGTCCTTAGCAAGAATATTGCCGCCCCCATACCGGCTTGTATGCTTCCATTCATAGATATTGATGGGGAATTTATGATCAAGATGGTGCAAAACAGTAAATCTGAGGTACTGGATAAGGCATATATCTACTCCGCAAAAAGCACTGACATCAGTATCAATTACAGTGATGATCAGGCTTCCCAGCTCCTGACATTATGTGCGCCCGGAAAAAGTTATAGATACCCGACAACTGGAGTGGGCATTACCAAATATTTGAATTGTGTAGTAGCTCATTCTGATTTACAGAAAGTTCTGGAAGCTCAATTTAACGGCGATAAGAAACCCATTCAGGATGCAGAATTTGATAACGAGACGTGTAAGCTCGATGTGCTTTTTAGCCCTGAAAAGGAAGAATCAGATATAGGCTTAGATGATATTGATGACCTCAATCTCTCATTCTTCAGTCTGTTTACCGATGAATATGTGCGACGCAATGTAGTTCTGAATGAACTATCAGATACCGATTTTATGGAGCTGTTAAATGGCTATCCCTACGTTCTTAATATTCTTCTGTTTACGGACTATACAACCAGTGTTTCCAGAATAGCCAATAAGGTCGAACCCGGTCAATTCAATGGTGTGGGAGAGATTGTTCCAAGTGATCAATACTACATCGTTTCTGATACCTTAGAGGCGAATACCATAGTTATGTTCAACGATGAGACCGAGGATAATGTAAAGGACGCTCCAATTTTCATCATCAATGATAACGATGAGACCCGACTCTATACCGCATTGGTCGAACAACCATACTGGCTCACTGAAACTTGCCACAAGTGCTTTATCCTAAAGCGCCGGGCAGTGGTGAAATATATGATTCGCCAAGATCAATTCCACGCAGGAAAGGGATTGTATATGGTGCCTCAAACAAGTGCCAATATCAAGAATATGCTTGGACTGGTACAAGACATTCATACCGGCCGACTCCTTGGTATCGTATCAAACAGCACCAACATCAGTGATATGACACTGGATGAAATCACTCAGCATATTTACGCAACTCAAATAAATCAATAGTATGAGTATTAATAATGACAATATAGTCAAAATTGGTGTTGCCTTAAAATGGCGAAACACTTTTGACTTAACCAAGAAATACTACCAAGAGAACGTGGTCACGGCGTGTGGCTGCGTCTTTAGGTGTAAAGTATTGCAGGCCCAGGGGAAAACCCCAATCAAGATGACTGATGACCAGGGGCACATTGTCTATACCAATACTGATGTGTGGGATGTGCTGGTTGATATGGCATATTATTACAATTATGCCGTTGATACTCGCAAACTTACACAGCAAATGTTGGATTATACCAAGAAACTGGATGAGGCTTTTCAAAAGCAACAGAAGGAAATCGAGGCACTTCAGGAGGACAATCGAGACCAATGGGGTCACATCAACGACATTGAAAAAGTCAATACCGAACAACAGCGGGAGTTAAATTCAATTTTTGACACCATCAGCTGTTTCAGTGAAGGAATCTGGATTGATACTCTTCTGTGGAGTAATGAAACAATCTGGGATAACAACAAGTACGCCATTACTGACGATTTGCAAAATCAGATAAACGTTTTGGACGAAAACCATCGTCAAGACATAGAAGATTTAACTGAGAAGCATAACACAGAAATAAGCGCACTTGCTGCTCATGTCGCACGCCAAGAGAAGATTCAGATGGGTATCAATGAGTACCTTCAGGATCAGGTGTATGATTTGAATAATTCTTTCAGCTGTTTCAACACCGGTGTATGGGAAAATGACTTGCATTGGAGCCAGGAAGCATTGTGGGATAATAACAAATACGCTATCACTGATGCTCTTGCTGCTGATATAAAGAAACTTGACGAACACCTATCAAAAAGCGATAAGGCGTTTGAGGAGGCAATGCTTGAAAATGCTAAAGAGCATGGGTTAGTTAATACCCATCTCCAAAAGCATGATAGGGAAATGAAAGACCTTCAGGACCTTATCAAAGAGCACGATGAGCAGATTATCGACCTTATTGATACTCTTGCTTGCTTCAGTAATGGCTATTGGGATAATGGCCTGAAATGGAGCAATGTCGCTCTGTGGGAAAATTCTAATCTGATGTATAATATGTTTGAGGATATTTATTCTCAAATTGAAGGTCATCAGAAATCTATTGAGAATCTGACCAAAGAGATACAGAAAATCAATACTGAGAAGGAAAATACATTAAAGGTTATCAATAAGACTTTTGATGATTTCCGTAAGGAACATGAGGATTTCCGCAAAGAGCATAAAGAGTTTGCCAAAGAGCACGATGAGTTCAAAAAAGAACATCAGACCATAACCGGCAGACTCGATGGGCTTGATACCAAACAGGAGGGTCAGCAACATGAAATTGATTCTCTTCTTTATCGCATTTCCATTCTCACCAATGGAGTATGGGATAATAATCTCTTGTGGATAAATGAATCTGAGTGGACCAACACAAATCTCAATGGTTCTTGTCATTGCCCGACAGATACCGAAGAACGTTTGGATGAACTTCAGGCAGGTCTTGAAGCCACAACTCAGAGAATATCTGATGCAGAAGAGAATATCAAAGTTATCATATCTGATGTTGAGGTAAACGCTTCGGTCATTGCTGATAATGCTGATGAAATTGAAATCATTAAGCAAAATGCGGTCACAGAACACCAAAATGTCGCTTACCAGCTTCGTGCCATAAGACGTGAGCAAACTGCACAAGATGATAATATCGCTAAATTAGGTGAACATTTTGGCTGTTTTGTCGATGGTGTCTGGGGAGATCTTTTTATTTGGAATAATGACCACCTATGGGCTAATGGCGCCGGAGTAATTGATGAGGCTATTGCCGATACCAATGAAAGGATTGACGTAATCAGTGAAGAGATTGATAACATCAATCAGAGAGCCGAAGATCATCAGTCTGAATATCAGAAAATGCTCGATGACATCCGAGCTTATAACGGATGTTTTGAGAAAGGCGAATGGGCAGACCCCTTCTTCTGGAATGATACGGATATATGGTACAACTCTCCCAATAGTATCTCCGAAGCAGAGAACGACATCATCAGTCACAACAGCCGTCTGACAGCTCTGGAATCTCAGTTTGTTCTCTTCATTCAGCAATATACTACTCAACAGACTATTATTGAACAGCACCAGAACCAACTTGAAACATTAATGGATTGCTTTACAGTCCTTAATGTCGGGAAATGGCAAAATCTGTTGCTTTGGGATAATACCTCAAAATGGTCAAATGCCCTGATTACTGAAGCTGCAGCTTCTGTAGGGACTGGAGGATCTTCGACTGTAACAGTAAAGTCTTACGACCCCGATACAGCTACAGTCACAATCTAAAAACTCTATTTACGAGGGAGTAATGACTCGTAATTTTATATACTTCACATAAATAACAAAATGGCAGATCTTAAAGTTACACGCTTTGTCATTGGCGGAGAATCCTTCGTCATCCCAGCTGCTGCTTCTGACCAGGCAGGTTTGATGTCTCCTGAAGATTTCAACAAACTTGCCGGCATTTCAGCAGGTGCAGAAGCTAATGTACTGGAAGGTGTCAAGGTTAACGGGGTTGCTCTCAGTATCGCTTCCAAAATTGTCGATATTCTGATTGCAACAGGTTCGACCAACGGCACCATCTCAGTGCAAGGAACCGATGTTCCTATCAAGGGCCTCGCTGCTCTTGCTTATAAGGCCAATGTGTCAGCTGATGAGCTGGACGCAGCTTTGAAGGCGGTTATCGACGCTAAAGCCGAATCTTCTGAGGTATCTGTCCTCAGTGGCAAAATCGACACCCTTAACGGCACTGGATCCGGGTCAGTTTCCAAGGCGATCACAGACGCCTTCAACGACTTCGCCACCAAGGTTTCCGATGATGGTGTAGTAAACTCCTACAAAGAACTCATCGACTGGGTTGCTGAACATGGTGGTGAAGCTGCTCAGATGACTGCGGCAATTACCAACATTGAAAATCTTTTGACAGGGATTGGTGGTGAAGGTGACCCCGCTACAGTCAAGGCCGCTATTGCCGCCGCAATCAACGACCTCAACATTGGTAACTATTATACCAAGACTGAGGTAGATACCGCTCTGAATGGCAAAGTCAGCAAAGAGGACGGTAAAGGTCTTTCTCAGAATGACTTTACCAACGCATTCAAATCCAAACTTGACGGAATACAGGCCGGTGCCACCGCAAACACTGTAGCGTATGACGCTGCCACTCAGACCGTCACGCTTTCCGGATTTTCAGTAGCGGAATAAACTCTAAAAACTTATCGCAATGGCAGATACTTCAAAAAAATTCCAAGCACTCAAAATAGCAGGTCAAGATTTTAGTATTCAGTCTTGCTGGGAGCAGTTAGGACTTACTAAAACTTATATGCTTGCTCTTTTGAGTCGTGATGAGTACACTCCCGTTGCGACTCAACAGCCCACTGAAACAGACACTCTATATACAGACCCGGCAAGTGGGAACCTCGCTGGTTTCCACGCTGGGCAATGTGTAATCTACCCCGACAATCAAGTTTCTGATGGCTGGGGGCTTTCGATTGCTAAGAATGTAGTTCTCAATGCTCAGGGAATACCTACCAAAATCGCTTGGTTCCACGCCACTGAGATGGAGAAACGGCTTAGTAATCTGGAAGAAAAATTCATAATCACCCATTACGGCGTAATAGGTACTGGATTATGGATTAATGAGTATTCTTGGCAACAGGACGCTGTGTGGGATAACGGGATTTAGAGTTTGAATGACTCGATACTATTATATATAAACCAACAGTTTTTTAATTCAATTTTTCAACATGGCAGAAAAAGTTTTAACAATGGAAGATGACTGGGGTGCAAAGGGTGCCCAGGCAACTGGTGCTCAGGTCCAGAAATTCTTGAAAGATCAGATCAAGTCTCTGCATGACAAGGACGTCACTCTTCAGAATCAGGTCGACACTCTTTCCAACAATCAGCTGGAAGCTAACCCGCAGCTTCAGGCAGCCACTGACGGCTGTTTCGTGATCTACCACCGTAAGAGCGATAACTGGCCTTTCGCTGTTCCCTACTGGAAGTGGGCTGACCTCGAAGCCGCTGGTGAAGTTGCTGATGGTGTTCTCGTTCTCATTGACGGTCAGGCACCAATCATCGTTTCTCCCACCGGCACTCAGCTCACATGGTCGAAAAACGCTATCGCAGTCAATGCCGATACCGGCGGCGACTACAACAAAGCGTATGTTGACTACTCAGGCAAGACCCGCACCGCCGCTATCATGGCCAAAGGTGTCGAACTCTTCGGTGAAGAGGAAGAGACCTGGATCCAGTTTGCGCCTGCATGGTGCAACGCCTACGATCGCTCCTACATCAATGACAATGGCGAAACAGTCGGTATCGGCGCTGGCCAATGGTGGCTCCCCTCTATCGCAGAGCTGATCACCATCTGGAAGCACAAATACGCCATCAATCTGTGCCTCTCAGTCATTTCGGGCGCCAGCCCGCTGGTTGAGTCATGGCATTGGTCATCAACTGAGGGCTCGGCGGCGGGCGCTTGGGGCTTGTACCTGGACGGCGGCTTCCTCTGGCGCCCTAAGGTCGCGGGCAGCCTCTACGTCCGTGCCGTGGCAGCATTTCATTAACCCTTTATCTCTTCAACCCTTTAACTCTTCGGAGCGTAGCGACGAGCGAGCGAAGCGAGCATAAGGGTTGAAGAGATCCACACATTCAACTTATCTCAAAGTTGTTGTCGCCATCTTTGGAAGGTTCAGGATTATGTTCCAGAACTTTGAGATAAGCAATGTGTGTCAATGGGTTATCCAAATGATGATTGAGCTGGTTATCTCTTTGGTAATCAGCTCAATATACGATAAATGATTAAAGCAGTGTATGTTAAAACCCCGTTGCGATGGCTTTATCTAACGAATTGCCGGTTTATGTTGAAACCTATCATTATATTCAAGCAGTGATTGACACTCAAAAGAATTTTCCAAGGGATGTAAAACACACCGTTGGTCAAGAATGGATTAGAGTTGCTATCTCATTGCCTACTTTTATAGTTAAGGCAAATATGTTCAAAAGTGAACGAGAAGCATACTTGACTGATTTCATTTGTGAGTTTGAACACTGCAAACTGATAGTAAGACTTGCTGGCGATAATCGTTGGATAAGCCGGAAGCAGCAATCCAACCTCATGTATTTGGAGGCGACTATTGGCAAACAAGTGACAGCATGGAAGAACGCATCGAAAAAGAGGTATCGAAAACGTACATCTCCTGAAGATGCTGATTAATCGGTGCAACGCACAGAGTATGGAAGGCTAAGGCTGCCCATAGAGTATGCGCTTCCGTGAGAAATGGGGGTATTACTGCCTAAATGTAGTTAAGGATAAGAAAACATACCCGATACACTGAGAACTCGGCGACGAACGCTTGGAACTTGAACCTGAACGACGGCAACCTCAACAACTGGAACACTAAGGTCACGAACAGCAACTACGTCCGTGCCGTGGCAGCATTTCAACGAATCGCATTTTTGCAAAATAGATAAGACTAATTATAAATGGCATTATCACTTTTAGTGCTGATATGGTAACGTATGAAGGATTGGTAGAAGCCTACTTAGATTGTCGTGTACACAAGTCGCGGACAAACAACTGCATCAGGTTTACTCTTGATGTGGAAGGCAATCTCTATGATATGATGCAAGCTATCAATAATAGAACCTATCAACCTAAACGTTCCATTTGCTTTGTCGTTAGTCGCCCCAAATACCGTGAGGTCTTTGCAGCTGATTTCGCAGACCGCATTATTCATCATTACATAAGACTTAGACTGGAGCCTATAATTGAACAAAAATTTAATGAACGTACCTTTAACTGTAGAAATGGGAAAGGCACACTTGCTGGTGTAGAGCAGTTAAAGAAAGATATTGTGGAGTGCTCCCAGAATTATACACAAGACTGTTATGTGGCAACCGTAGATATTAACAGTTTCTTTATGTCTATTCCGAAGAAACTGGTAGAAGATATGGTTGTCAAACTTGTAGAGGACAATTATTTTGGTGAAGATAAGGATGATTTAATTTATCTATGTCACGTTGTTTTAAGCCATTGCCCAGAAGAGAACTGCATCAGGCAATCTTCAGAGGCTATGTGGAACAACTTACCAGCAAGCAAATCTCTTTTTACTAATGGCAATGGATTGGGTATGCTCATCGGTAATCTCCCATCCCAGATGTTTGCCAATTATCTTTTGAACTCACTTGATTGGGCGATTGAAAACGAATATGGGATAAAATATCACGGCAGATATGTTGATGATATATATTTGGTAGCTGAAACTAAAGAGCAAATTCTCAATGCTATCCCAAAAATCAGACAAAAGTTAGAATCCTTAGGATTGAAATTATCGCCCAAGAAATTCTATATGCAACATTATTCTAAGGGATTAGATTTTACTGGAGCCGTTGTTAAACCCGGAAGAGTCTATCCACTTAGTCGCACAGTCACTAACTTTAGACACAGCATTGGTAGGCTCAACAAATGTCGCACCAAAGCGCAGGTTATAAGAGCATTGTCCTCAGTCAATAGTTATCTTGGATTATTAAGACATTATGATAGCTATGCCATTAGATACAATGGATTGATGGAGATTGATGCAAAATTATTTAAGTGGGTTTACATCAAAGGACACATGGAAGTGGTGAAACTGAAGAAGAAGTATCACCCCAGAACCCGTATCCGTTACCGGCTTAACCATAACTTTCACGATAAACTCTCCCTGCCTCATCCCATTGCTGAGTTTGAGGAAAGAGATGATAAAGAAAAATATATGAGGATGTTAGCTGAATATACCCCAGTGAATATCCCCTCAATCCACATACTTGAAAGTCATTCGGACTATTAATAATAAACAACATCAGTTTTAACTTTCAAAAAATCTGAACAATGGACCAGATCAACAGCAACAACGAACCTGTAGAACAGCAGGTAGAAGTAATGGCTCCCGAAGAGTCAGTAATGTCGCCTGAAATGCTTGCAGAAATGGAAGCTCAGAAGGATCAGGAACTCTATGGTGATAACGTCAAGAAAATCGGCGGTTGCGCTGTAGTGACCGTTGGAGACGAAGTTATCGCTCTCGAACTCCCGATTACCTATCCCCAGCTCCTTTCGGCTATCATCAAGCGCAAGTACGACTCCGACCAGGCCGAAGCGATCACCGCAAACTTCCTCAACGCCCGCCTTCAGGCCGTTCCTGAGAACAAGGCCGCTGAGTATGTCGCAGAATATGAGGCATACCAGGCATGGCGCAATACGGCTAAGGCCGTTGCCAAGGAAGTGATGGGGGTTGAAGAGTAATTACCCATCACAATAAGGCCGTCCTTGGATATACTATGTCCTTGGACGGCTTTTTTACAAAACCAACCAACATCAAATTCGCAATGAAAAAGGTATTTTCTACCATAAAAGAACGCTGGAAAGCTCAAATCCCTATCTTCTTCCAGTGGATTATAGGAATTGGTACTGGTGTGGCTGCTGTCGCACTTGCAATTCAGATGGCTCTTACTTCCGGGGGCGCAACAATCCCGGAATGGTGGGAGTCTCTTTATCCATACCTTATCGGTATCGGTGCCGGCATGACGGCAACTGCTAAGTTCACTCAAAAGCACTGAAGCCAGACTATTAATAATAAAAACCAATGGCGCAATATAGAGTCCGAAGCGGACAAAACATATACGATGTAGCATTAACTCTCTATGGCAGTGTAGAGGGCATTTTTGATTTGCTGGCAAGCAATAGCTGGCTCAATATGGAGACCCAGCTTTCTTATGGTATGATTCTCGATTACCACGAAGAGTTTGCTATCAATAAAAACATCGTGATATGGCTAAAGGACAATAATGTGCTGGTAAAAAATGGGGAGCATATCTATAACTATCTCGATATAGAAGAGGTGGTTAAGAATCATATTGCCACCTATCATTCCGCTCAATACAATTCGCTCTCTGAAATGTCATCAGACGAGCAGAATATGTATTGGGAATCACTCTATACTCCCAGAATGGTCATACACCATCAGGGTCAGGTATCTGATATGATTGTTCACTTGAAAGCTGACACTCATCTCATCGTGGACTGGGGAGATTACACCGCACCTCAGATTGTTGAAGGTACCGAAGAACAAGAAGTGGAACACTGTTATAAGGGAGCCGGGAAACACATCATCACTCTCTACGGAGATTTTGAGTGTGCCAAATTAGATTTCCGGGAATTAAATGGTGTTTATTATCCGCTTGGTGTCATATATGCTGATGAATTTCTCTCAGTATTAGATAATGAGGATTTGAAAAAACTTATAATTACGCAATGAGAAGTGTAAGTCAAATATATTCCGAAGCTGTCAGCACAAGAAACAACTACTTACAGCTGACAGAACTCAATACAGGCCGTAGCAACAGTAAGCTCAGTATGCTCAATCTGCTGACTTATGTTGTAGCGGTCTGCATCCATACCTATGAAGCCGTCCTCGATCTCTTTCAGGTAAGGGTTGCTGAAGTTCTCAATGGTCGTATCAATGGCACTCCAGATTGGTATGCAATGATGGCAAAAAAGTTTCAGTACAATAGTGTAACTGAAACTGGTGATGAGCTGCGATTCAATGAAGATACTATGAAAATTGAATATGCCCAGCCGGACACTTCCCATAGGATCATTGAAAAAGCAGCCTGGCAAACCGATGACAAGTCTCTTACTCTGAAAATTTGTAAAGCAAACGATAACTCCAATGAGGTTAATAATGGTATTCCTTATATGGCTCTCAATGACTATGAGCTGACCGCTTTCCGTATGTTTATCCAACAAATTAAGTTTGTTGGTGCCGACATCTATTGTGAGAGTTCTCCCGGAGACATTGTGACGATAGTTGCTGACAAGCACAATCCCATTTTTTACAATGACAGCTATGTTACGGCAGCCCAAGCATTGACTGAATTACAGCAGGCTATGATTGACTTTGCCAATGAAATGGAGTTTAATGGCATGTTCTACTATCAGTCTGTCTTAGACGTGATTAGAAAAACAGAACATATCACCGACATCAGCAATAACATCAAGATATACATCAGCTCTTACAATACTACCGACCGTAAGTATGACGAGCCGGTGGAACTGAGTAATCGGATCAGGTTAAAAAGTGGTTATATCCGCTTGCTTGATACGAACTCAGTAATGACAATCAATAGTGACAACCTCACGCTGGTTCCAGCATCAAAAATGGACCAGTATTTTGCCGAACTGGAAGAGCAATGATAAATATTGATTTTACAAATATCAACAATGCGAAACTGATTGGCAGACTATTGCCTTTCTGGGCCAGGGGCAAGAAAACATCTTTGCTCCTACAAGCCATTCTTAGCCCAATCGCTTCAGCGCACAGTCGATTTAAGGCTTGGGGATTGGAAAGGTATATAGAATGTCATATCACAGCGCAGAAATCTTCCTTGGAGTGGTATTTGAAGTATCGCCTCAAAGCCCATTTCTTGAAAGAAAACGATAATTTCTTTATCACTCAGGGTATCAATGAATCCGTTTCTTGCTTCAGCAGTAATGTATGGCGAAATGGATTACACTGGGATAATGCTCTCAGATGGAGTGTTGATACAGAGCCTCTTGTCAATATGAATATGAATCTCACTTGTATCAACACTGGCTTGTGGGAAAACAGGATGCTCTGGAATAATGCTTTGTTATGGGATAATGAGGATAATGGCAAGAAGTATAATGATGATTATCTGGAGTCTATTGACCAAACCAATGTTTATGCTCCAGCCATTGTTGATACAGTCAATTACAATCACGAAGATTATGAACGAGACATCCGCAACATCATGTCGAAGTTTATGATCAACTTCAATAAAATCAACATCATTGTGGCAGACACCGAATATTAACTATCAAACTCAATAGATTATGAAAGTTCACAACCTGGGCAGTGACTATGCCTTTCAGAGAAAACAGAAACAAGAAAACCAGCCGGAAGTTAAGTCAACTGAACTGCCGGCGCCCACTGAAGTAACAACTGAAACCGATGCTGGAGATCAAGTTCCGAGACGGGGAGAAGGAGAGGTTGTGGCAACAGCCGATGAAACCTCAGCCCCGAAGCAAAAAGGCCGTAAGAAAAAAGAAACGGGGACCGAAAACGAACAGCCACAGGACTAAAGTCAAATTCAATGAAACGGCTGTAGGGCATTTTCTATTCGTATATGCTCCTATTCAATATTTACTATTGATGGAGTATCATAGTGTGTTGAGATTAACTCATAGAAATCAAATCATCAGCTATGAGGCGATAGAAACCATTGCTTTGAATAGCGATAACCCAGCTTTTCGATCAGCACGCTTCAGAAGAGCCCTTATCTCATATCGCCGTTTTGGAATGAAACCTCTACGTCCTACTGGATGGACTCTAAAAGATGCCGTTTATTACGCCAGAAATAGCTTCTACATTCACGAAGCTGTAAAGAAATGCACCGAGTAAATTGCCCGGTGCATTTTTATTAGAACTTCTTTCTGCTTGAAAATATAGGATTGTAAATGATCTATCACATTGTGAAACCGAGCTAAATGTTTGCGCCATTTAGTTACCTTAATGGTCTCTCCACACAATAAACACTTGACTAATGGCGCCGGTGGAGTATTACCTTTCTTTTGACTCATCGACACTAACCCTTAATCAGCTTACTGTTTTACTCTTTTGAATACAAAATTAATTGTATTGGTGCGAGTGTTATTAACTCCATGCTCAGGAAAAACGGTCTCAGTTGTAGTATATACGCTTACCATTTCCCAACCATCTTTGCCATATAAATTTAGAGAGTTAGGTATATCTGTTATTTCAGGAAAATGAAGCGATTGAGAATTGCTCAATTCTATCAAAGCCTCCTTATCAGTAGGGCTATATGTTGAGGGTAATTTAGAGCCTGGGAACGATATGATGGTGTATTCCCATTGTTGTGGCGCAGTATCTTTGTTGCTGCAAGCTCCCAGCACCAAAGCGAGCAAAAGGATAATTATCGACTGTTTCATAGCCATTTTGGTTTATAGTTAATATTCTCTCAAAAATGGCAATGACATACAAAAAGCGTAGAGCCATTGCCCTCGCGTCGTGGTTCACCACAAACCATATCTCACAAGGCAGCTCTACGCTTATGCGCAGACCCGCCTAATGTGAGATAATGCCTTCTTCTTTTTCGAGGTGGTGATTTCGACGCGAATTAGGCTATGTCACATCCAATACTCAATGTACGGATGCACCTGCAAAATTACTAAAAAACTCGTATCGAGCCAAATAAAAAATCACAACCGCCAGAGTATCACTGACAAGTTGTGATTTCATTTTGTTAGGTAAGTTACCATAAAAGCCGGGTTATATTCCTTAATACCCCTCCTTCTACTTTATAAAGCCGTTGATTTGTCTTGGGAGAACTGAGTGGTCCTAACTTTTTGATGAATGGTCCAAATTTCAAATAATCGAAATTTTGATACTCAGTGAAAACCGTGATTGTTTCGCCACCACTATACCAGCCAATCTTCAAGTCTGGATAATGGTTTCTAATGTAAGCTGCCAATTCGTTGATCTCATCAGGAGCAACATCTCCACCCATAAATAAGACACAAGTTATATCTTGAATTGTGGAATCTATCAGCATTTCAAGATTCTCATAACTCAATAGCTCACCAGAATCCTCCCATAAGTATTTAGTATTGCATCCTTTGCATTTGAATGGGCAGTTGGCAATATTGATTACAAGAGACACCTCATTAGGTATCTCCTGTTATCCTATTGCTATGTCACGATACTTCAGCATCATCAGCTACATTTGGAATAACCACACGAAGGGCACGTCATACAACCCTCAGACATATTCAGTTCCTCGCCACACTTCGGACACTTGGAATTTCCGCTTTTGGTTCCATTCTGAACCGACTGATAAACACCAGTTTCCTTCTGTATATTTCTCACCTTCAACTCTTGCTGAAGCTGATTATACATATCGGTCAAAGCAAATCCGATAGCTACCGGGCAAGAAGATCCTTTGGAGGTATCATTCTTGGTGGCCTTGCGAACTGCATAAGAAGGACAAGTGCCAGCACTTTTAAGTTGATCCACAATATCCTCAATAGAGATATTTCCTCTGGCTGCCAGCGACACCATTCGTGATAGTCCGGCCATAAAGAGAGCGCACCCACCCTGGGAGCCTTTGCTGAAATATGTTTCAAGCAACTGACCAGTCTCTCGATCAAAGAAAGCTGTAAGATGAAGAGTGCCACAACCAGTTATCAGAGTACGCTTTCGACCGATACAATCGTCAGAAGCCTTTTTGATTTTGGTCGGAGTATTTGGTGAAACCTCTTCTTTTGTAGGCTGTTCATCTTTTGATAAGATAGCCTGTCGCTCACATCCATTACGCCAGATAGTAATGCCTTTGAGTCCTTTCTTCCAGGCCAGCATATATAAGTCTGCCACATCTTCCACAGTAGTGGAATTAGGAAGATTTACAGTCGAACTGATAGAAGCGTCTATGAAGCTCTGGAGCATCGCCTGGACCTCTATTCTATCTTTGTAAGGGATTTCATCGGCCGCTACGAAAAAGTCCGGTAGAATGGCCTCTCCGGTCACTTCTTTATATAGAGCTATAATGGGAGTATCAACTTTGTAGATAGTCTCTTCATTGTTGAGCGATACCGTCCTACGATTGTAAGAAAAAGCGAAGTTAGGCTCTACTCCAGTGCTTACCTGAAGCATTGTACCGATTGTACCAGTCGGAGCGCAAGTTAAAAGCTGAGAATTGTATAGGCCATAATACTCAATCTCTTTCAGGATAGTGTTTGAGAGATTCAGATTGCGAATAAAATCGCTCTTTACCATAGCCTTCTTGATTTCATCAGTGCAGTTGGGGAAAGCTCCATTTTCCTTAGCTAACTGTAAAGATGTAAGAATCGCATGAATGGCTATAAGACGATAGACTTCCTCAATCACAGCAAGGGATTCAGGTGAGCCATATTTCAGACCCAATTTGATAAGCATATCGCCTAAGCCCATTGTCCCCAGACCAATCTGGCGCCAACCAGCAACCGATTCTCGTTGTTCCTGAAGTGGATGTAACGGCAACCCCTCCATCAGCACACCATTCAAGGCTTTGATGGCGCACTCTACTGCTGATCGGAGAGCCATTGTATTAACACTGGCATCAGCAGTAAAAGGTTTGGTTACGAACTTGGAAAGATTTAGGCTACCGAGCAAGCAGGAACCACCAGCCGGCAGGGGTTCTTCGGCGCATGGGTTTACTCCAGCATACTTGAAGTCAGTATTTTGGAGAAGATTATAGTTGGAAATTCGGTCCCAGTATAAAATACCCGGCTCTGCCATTTCCCAGTTACGACGTGCCAGAAGCATAAACACCTCTTTGGCATTGATAACTCTTGTAATTTCAGAACAATTCTCCATTGTGAAGTGGAGCTTAAAATCAGCATTAGCTTCGACAGCCCGCATAAAAGCATCTGTCACACGAACTGAGATATTGGCCTTAGTGCAGATGTCAAGATCTGATTTAAGATTGATGAACTCAACCAAATCAGGATGTTCACAAGAAATGCTGATCATTAACGCACCGCGCCGGCCCTCCTGACCTATGAGGCCAGTAATGTAACTGTAAAGATCCATAAAGCTAACAGTGCCTGAAGTGCTTTTGGCCGCATTATTCACCGGGGCATTTTTGGGTCTGAGATTGCTAATGTCAAGACCGCATCCACCACCATAACTGAATGTTCTCGCCAGTTTTGAACCAGCATCAAAGATTGACTCCAGAGAGTCCTGGGGAGGGGTTAGGCAGTAACAATTACTGTATGTGATCTTACGATCAGTCACGCCACGATTGGATAGGATTCTACCAGCAAAGATAAACTTCTGTTCTTTGATAAGCTGACGTAAGCACTGATTGCCACCAGACACTCTATCAAGCCATTGCTCAAAAGTTTCATCTCCCTGCTGATATTTTCTCTTCCAAATGTCGATTGAAAGAGCTTCTCCATTCAACCATTCCTCGACCGTCATGCCGGGGCCAGCTGAAGGATTATCACTTTGTTTGAGATTATTTGATTGTTCCATAGCTAAAAATGTTGGAGCCGGACAGAACAGTCTGCCCGGCACCTAATAATAGATTAAAGTAGCTTGAAGTAATGTTTCAAAGCTAATACCACTTCAGTGATACCTTCCATTGAGGTATAAACTGGTTTATATCCCATAAGGTCGTTATCGGCTACCTTATAATCGCTTATAGACAACTTTTCAACGTCCGACCGGAATATCTGATATTCTTCATCAGAAAGTGGATGTTTCTGAGTGCTGAGACGTTCCAGAAGCACATCTACCCAAACGGGGGCATAAAACTTCATAGCTCCAACTGGAGGCTCTTCTTCTGTAACCTTAGATTTCAAGATTACCAGAACCAATGGCAAGATTTCTTCCAGAGCCTGATAATCCCTGGTAGTGTGGTGATTTTCGAGCACACTGACAGCCTTCTTTACATCAGTGAGAGTATAGTTATCATTCGTTCCCATACTCTTCGCCCTCCATGCGCTCCAGTTGTTCGATGTGAGATGATAGGACTGACTGGACGTATTCCATTTCATCCATCTCCTTCATCAGTCTGCTTACCTGATTGCCCTGAAGCCAGTTTAAGATTAAGCTCCACACAAGCAATATCAGCAGAAGTGTAATTACAACTTTTTGTTTTTGCTGTTTCATTACTGATCGAGTTTTGAAACACTGCCTTCATCACTTGCGCTCGTGTGCGCTCAAAAAAATATTCATTGCGGTAGTTTACGAACACAGTTACCCCTTATAGGGGGTTAAGTGTTCACCCTACTCGCTGTGCATCGCATTGTAATTCATTGCGTACAGTTATACTGTTGCACAGGGCAAAATCTTTTTTTAAGTCGCACTTGCCTAATGATGATAATGCGGTTCATCATTCCTACCCCGCGACTCTCGCTATATTTCCCTGCGAGTCTCAGACGTGCCCGGTGGGTTGTGAATATGCCGTCGGCACCATAGGTGTTCTTGAAGTTATCTCTCGGCTCAAAAGAACCTTGGCATTACCGTTTGCCGCTCCCTATGGGTTTTGCGTCCCAGAGTGTTTCATCTACTTGCCAACGACTGCTTTTTTCATTAACTTTGCAATCACCTATCCACGCATCGTTGTTGTGCCGGATTGCCGTGATGCTGCGGTTAAAGGCCCGCTACGGCTTTTGATGTTGTACCGACAGTTTGCTTGAAACACTCAAAGCTGGTGTCGGGCAATAAGGGAATACAAAAATTCCCCGCAATCTCTTGTGGTGCCAGATCGTGGGGAATTTGTAATATATTGAATGAGCCTTACGGACTCAACGTATATTCCGTATGTCCGCATTGTTGAGGCACCAATTCAACATTGCGATGCAAAGGTAATGCTAATTATTGGATGCTCCAAATATTTTTGGCATAAAATGATTTCAACCTCTAATAATTAACATTCATTCACATTTATAAAAGTTGCTTTTATAAGGTTCGTGTGCGCGTGAGAGGTTATTTTACTATACAGCAAAACGAAATTTATTTATCAGCATATCAGTAAATTAAGCCTATTTCAGTATTCGGGTCTAAAAATTTTTTCAAAAATATTTTGCCATCTCAAAATGTTTTTCTAATTTTGCCATCGAAAATGATTAAAGCAGCGCAAAACCAAATAACATGACCCGTATGATGACATGATTCGTGGAAAAGGAAAATTGAGGAAGGTAGCAGGTCACACCGTTATCGACGAGTTTAAGCAAGCGTGTGAGAAGCTCCCCGACAACGATAACTACCTTTTCGTGATATGTGACGATACGCGAAATAGGAATTTACCTTATATTTCCTATCTATTCTCGGTAGTGTTGAAATTCCTTTCGGACTCTTTGCCCGATCATCCCAGCACTACAGCACTCTACAAATATTTTGAGGATATGTTTGCTCCGATACATACCGTCAAAATAAAAGGTCAGCGGTTTAGTTACTGCGAATTAAAATCGGAGAAAGCAAGTGATGTCAACGATGTAATAGAGAAAATTGTTGAATATGCCCTAAAGGAATGGGGTATTGAGGTTCCACGCAATGAGGATCTTCGAGATCCGGCAATGCGAGAACTGCATAGCCAAGCCTACTTGAATCAAGAGGCTGATTGGAGCAATTTTATCTCTTCGCGCAAATTATCTAAAGATGAGCGAAGAAAAAAGAAAACTGAGCGCATTTGAAGCGTTCAAGCAAACCCAGCTGACTTTTGCAGAAGCAGAAGAGAAAGCTAAACAAGAAGCCGGTGCCCCCAAAGTCGAGCGTTTCCGTATTGGTGAGGACGGCGAGTATTCAATCCGCGTATTGCCTTTGGCTCCCAGCTTTGACAATGAAGGCAATATCATTCCGATGGACCGGAAAGGCTACGAATATGCCGTCCATCAGTTCTTCTTGACCATTGAAGTTCCCGGCAAGAAAGGCAAGAAGCCTAAAAAAATCAGTATTCCAGTTATTCGCACCACCGACAAGGAAGTCGGCAAGTCCGTTGACCTTCTTGATACCTATGTCAAGATTGGTAAGGAAATGTATGGTGATGATGAGGATCTGATGAAACTCCTTTCCGCATCGTCTTATGAGGGCGGTATTCGTTGGAATTACCAGCACGCAATTATGGTGCTTGACGTTTCCAGCGATAAAGAACGTGCAAAAGGTCCTCAGCTGTGGCAATGTTCTCACAGCCAGTATAAGGATCTTGATGCTGCCAAGATGCGTCTGTGGGCAGAGCTTAAAGCCGATGATGGCCAAGACACCTGTCCTATCAGTGGATTTACCAACGCATATCCCGTTAAGGTAATCCGTACAACTGAAAACAACAAAACCGGTTACAAAATCGAAATCGGTCGCAAAACCCTCGACATTACGGAAGCCGAAGCTGAAAAGCTGTTGGAACTTCCGCGTCTCCCCGAACAGCTTTATCGTTACACCCGCTATCAGCTTGAAGCCACTCTTGTGTTCCTCCAGCAGTATGATGAGAAGCACGATATGGAAGTCTGCAAAGAGCCTGACTTCATTGAGGCTGTTGAGAAGCTGAAGGGTGAACTTTCACCGGAAGATACCTCTCATTTCGATATTGCCACCGCCACAAATAAAGAGGATGGCAAGGATGAGGTTACTATCGACTCCCTCTATGCAGAGTACGACAATATCACCGACCAGGGCTTGAATGACAAGTCTGAGGAATACAAGGATCTGCGTGAAAAAATCCGTCAATTCATTGAGGATAAGAATCTCGATGTTCGTATTTCTCGCACAAAGAACAACCTTCAGCTTCTTGAAGAGGTTGAAGAGGCTCTGGATAACCAGGACAAACAGCCTAAAGAAGCACCAGCAGAAGAACCGGCCCCGGCTCCCGCTCAATCACGTCGCCGTGCCCCTCAACCCAAAGTTGAAGAGCCGGAAGAAGATGAGGATGAGGAACCTGAAGATGGTGACTCCGATTCTAAGGAAGAAGAGGAAGCTCCAGCTGCTCCGGCTCCTGAATCTGGCCGTCGTGCTCGCCGTGCTCGTCCGGGAAGCGAAGAAGCTGCTGCTCCTGCTCCTGAACCTGAAGCCGATGAGGAACCTGAAGAGGCTCCGGCTCCTGAAAGTTCACGTCGCAGACTTCATTCCCGCCGCCTGAGATAATTCCTGTCTTTAGATAATAATTCATGTAGTTCGAGAGGGCATTGGCTCAATGCCTGTGCCCTCTCATTCTTATTTAATCTCAGACAGGAATATGGAAAAAGAGGCTATCGCTTTATTAGTAAATGATTTACACGCTAACAAAGATAATATAGCTGAGTTCCTTAAAAACTGGGATGAGGCATTATCAATCTGTAAGCGCGAAGGTATTGAGGATATAGTTGTGGGTGGTGATGTTTTCACATCCAGAGCTTCTCAAACACTGGCTACATTACTTGCCGTTAAGAGTGCATTTGTCAAGGCTACACGCCAGGGCATATATGTTACTATCGGTGAAGGTAATCACGATAAAACTGATCAAGAGGCAATCGAGGGATATAATCATCTTTGGGTTGGCTTAGATCGCATAGAAGTAGTTGACACTCATTTAGCTCTTGTATGGCAATGGTGCGATGTATGTCTGCTTCTAATAAGTTATTTCCCTGAGAATGGTTCGTTTTTAGATAAGCTCGATGAAGCTGTTTCACATACTCTTAGCAACCATCCTCAGTACACCAAAAAAGACATCATTCTCTACATTCACGAAGGGGTACACGGTGCGCTTGGTGATTTTGAGATTGATGGTGAACTTGCGCAGGCTCCGTTGCTTGATTTTAAGGCCGTTTTGTGTGGCCACTATCATAACCGGGTAAAAATCAAGAATACCAATATCGAATACATCGGTTCATCACGTCAGGGTAATTTTGGCGAAGATGAAGAGAAGGGTTATACCATTCTGTATTCCGATGGCTCCTATAGTTTTGTCAAGAATGAAGTCAACACCCGATTCCAGACCATTGAACTGGATTTCAAGGATGTTGATAAATTCACTCTGGATAAAGATGACCGCTACAAGTATAAGGTCAAGGTAAAGTGCAATGAAAAGCAAGCTAAACTCTTTGATAAGCAGAAGTTGATAGACTTAGGCTTTCATAAAGTCGAGGCTGTTTCAGAAAGCAATTTACCTAAAGAAACTGCTGCTTCAGACATTCAGGAAAAGTATGATAAGCAGGGCATTAAAAAAGAATATCAGAATTACTGCAATGAAAATTCGATTGACAGTAAGCTGGGTATGAAATATTTGGAGGGCTAAACTATGTGGAGATTAACAGAATTAAAAATCAGGAATATTGTCTCTTTTCACGAGGCAACCCTAAAGATCCAGCAGGGTGTAGCCACTCTAATCTTTGGCAAAAATGAAGATAATGCTTCTCAGCCTAATAATGGCTCCGGCAAATCTTCGTTGATTGAAGCCATATCTCTTGCCCTGAATGGTGAGCAGCTACGCAAAGTGAAGAGTGTGGAAGAGATTATCAATGATCATGCAGATGAGGCGTATGTCTATCTCAGACTTGATAATGATTATGATGACACTGTGTTTACCATTGAACGCAACATCAGTCGTAATGCAGCCCAGGTTGTCGAGTGTCACAAATATGCAGCTACCGGTGAAGAGATTGAAACGGATAAGACTATCCAGCCAACAGTATCGGATTACAATAAATTCATTCTCAGTGAAATCGGACTCTCAAAGGATGATATTTATAATAATTTCATTCTTTGTGATAACAAGTATGAGAGCTTTTTCGATTGCTCTGATAAGAATAAGAAAGAGGTTATCAATCGCTTCAGTAATGGTTTCATTATTGATGAGAGTATCGCCCGTGTTCAAGCCGACATGGAGCCTATTTCTGTGCGCTTAGGTGAAGCTAATAATACCGTCATAAATATTAAAGGCTCGATCTCCGCCATAGAGAATGAGCTTGTTCAGGTTGATGAGAAGAAGGCAAATGCAAAAGAAGAGCGGGAGGCGCGCATCGCAAGATTGGACCGGCAGATTCAACAGTGCCGTGAAGATATTGAGGCTGTTGAGGATAAAAAGCAAAAAGGAGAGAAAAGACTTGAACTTTTGCAAAGCCTCCAAACCAGTGTGGCCAGTCTGGAAGAATCCGACACAGCGTTGTTGGAAGCGTATAATCAGATAAAGCAAATGTGTCAGGACCATGAACTTGGCACTATCAGTGAATATGATGCTTTATCTGAAAAATATAAGCAGGAACTATCAAATCTGACTGTTTCGATTAAAGATATTAAAGCTCAGATTATTGAGGCTTCCAGACTGGTAAAGAAGCGTCAGAAAACTTATGAAGAGCAAAAAACTCTTTACAATCAACACTCTAATGAACAAACAGAGCTGACAAAACAAGATCAGGCTTTGATTGAAAAAATCAATAAAGAAATTGCGAAAATTGATCAGCAGCTTGATAACATTGAGGCTCAGGTAAAAACTCACAAAAAACGTCAAGCGGAATTGGAGGCTTTGATTGCTAAAAATTCTGCGATGATGGATGGGGTTGTTATCTGCCCTAAGTGTGAGCATAAGTTTTTTGTTGGCAACGAGGTTTCTGTCGAAGAAATTAGAAAAAATCTCATTGGTTTCCGCACTGAAATGGAAGAAAGCAAATCCAAAGTTGAGAAACTCAACGAGGAATTTGACTCGATAGATGAAAAAGCTGAAACCAAATCTGAAGAAGCTGATGAGATCAACAAGAAAATCAAAGCTCGCAATATTGAACTTAATAATGAGTATTCTGCTCTGGTAGCTTTATCAAGGGAGGTTGACCAGTCAGAAAATAACGTGTCTGTACTTCAGAAACGCCTTGTATCAACTGAGAATGATCTTGATCGACTGAATGGTAAGATTGAGGTCCTGCGTAACCGTCTTTTTGGTGAAATCAATGGTGTTCTGGAAGGCCGTGTAATGAATGGTGAAAACTTCATTAAGCAGCAGGATTCGTCTATTAAGTTTATCCAGGGTCAGATGACACAATACCAGCAATCCAAGAGAGATATACTGGAGGCCCCGGAAACAGATTTTGCAGCTTCCTTAAAGGCGTCTCTGGAGAAATATCAGGCAGATCTTGAAAAAGCAGAAGAGATTGTAGCTGATGTTCAGGCAGAATACAACCGCCTGAAAGAGCAAGAGGTGCATTTCACTATGTTCAAATCTCATATTGCCAGAAAGAAAATTGATGCACTATCTCTCATTGTCAACGACTTTCTTGAAAAGATTGGTTCAGATATTCGACTCAAACTGGAAGGATTCACTGTAACCAAGACTGGTAAGCTGAGAGATAAGATTTCAGTTCAGGTGATGCGCGACGGCATTGACTGTGGCTCCTATCATAAGTTTTCCGGCGGTGAAAAGGCTCGATTAAATCTGGCTTGCATCTTATCTCTTCATACTCTTACTAACTCAAATTGTGAGGACGGTAAAGGACTGGATTGCATCATTATAGATGAGTTGCTGGATAAGTCTGATGAAATGGGTATGGCGACATACTGTGAGGCTCTTAACAAGCTCGGACAGACTGCTCTTCTGATCACTCAGGGAGGTGTCTCAGAAAGCTATCCGCATAAGCTATTAATAGTAAAAAAACAAGGAATTTCAACAATTTCAAATTAATAGTTATGCAGAAATTAACTGAAGAGTATGTTCGTCAGTTGGGGCGTGGTGACGTAATGGCTTTTGATGTGGCCACCCACTGTGGGTTCTACACCTTGGGCGATTACGGCACCAAGCACTTCCCTCCGACAGAGAAAGCCCCCAAGTATATGGGGCCCGATTATGCCCAGCACAAGGCTTTCAGAAACTGGCTCATTGAGATACTTACCTCTCATGGCATTAAAGTGGTTGCCGCCGAAGATGTAGTCTTTGGGCATTTTATAGATTTCCGAAAGTTGTGTGAGTTTCGTGGGATCTTGTTTGAAGTGTGTCAGACATTGGATATTCCGATTGTCACCTTCAAGCCTACCGACATCAAAAAGCACGGCACTGGCAATGGCCGGGCGGACAAGAAAATGATGATAGAGTTTGCCGAAAAGAGATACCATATAGACGTGGAAGGTGATGATAACCTTGCAGATGCCTTGCATATCTATATGTATTTCATTCATCGCTATAAGCTCTAATTAATCTGGTAAAAATAAGCAAATTATGAATGTTTTGCCCAATAAGTTCGCCCTCCAATGTCAAACAATGCTTCAAAAGATGCGGGAAAGCCCGCCAAACCGACTGCGCTTTGTCGGCAGTTGAGTCCAAAGGAAAAGGAACGTCTTTTCAACAAATATGTAGTTCCTAATCTGGCGGACATCAAAAGTTTAACTAAACACTATACAGCTAACTATCAAGATGTCGATGACAATTACAACATTTGTTTAACTCAGCTCTATCACTATATCGGGTCATACGATCCGTCCAAAAAGTTGATGACTTGGCTCCATATTGTCGTTAAACGTGCTTGTCAAAAGCAGAATAAGGACAAATACGAAGAGTCTCAGCATTGGACTGATATTGAGATGTGCTCTATGGAGGATATTTATCAGCACGGCACCAGTATGGTCACTGAAGCTGAATTTGGGAATTTGATAGATAATATCTCAGACCAAATGCTTGCAGTGTTGATGACAATCCCTTCGCAACGACTCTCTCCCTTCATGCTGCATGTTCAGGGGCATAGGATAAGAGAGATAATTGCGATAGAATGGGAGCGCGGACATCTTGAAAAGCGTAGTGAAGATATAGTAAAGAGCCGAATTTATTGGGCAAAACGTGAATTGCAATATAAACTGAGACAATATGGAATTACAAGAAAAAACCATAAAAGTACGCCAGATGATCGAGACCGTCGTGAAGAGGACGATTGATCCTAAATGGCGGTTTACACAGAGCGGTATGGTTGCACTCTATATTCAAAATGGGTTGCAACAACTACCGGCTTTGTTCGGTGTCTCAGATATTGATGATGAGCGAATTGTTGATTATCTGGTGTATCAGATATACCGATACCGGACATCTATTGCTAATGGCTCCTGGCAGTATAATTATCTGTTTTCTCAGGCGGCCTTGGAGAAATATCGAAACCAATTCCTTAGCACTGATGGTAAATCAGGAATGAATTTCTATATCAATCAATGGTTGGATGAGGCTGAGTTATCAAGAGGTCAGCTTACCTCGATGATTACAAAGCCGAAACCCAATCCATTGAGGAAAATGGTTTACCTTGCCTCTGAGGAACCCATAAAAAAGCGGTTTCTGAATACGAATGAGGGATTGGCCTTGTGTCAACGGTCAACGACCGGCTGGAGTCCGCTTTCAGAGGCTTGTGGACGATGTGATAACTGGGTGGAGTGTGGCAAAATGACCGCTAAGAAGTACCCAGAGCTTATGCGGTACAGAAAAGAAGTTTATCATCATGACAGGAAAGAAAAATGAAAACGTCTTGACATCTGAGTTCCTTGCGGAGCTATATAATTGTGCCATTACCAACAATCAGGTGTGTTCGGTGGTGTGCCGTTATATGGATAATTCATTTCTCCCGGATCCGCAGTATCAGCTACTCAATTCCACTCTGAAAGGGCATTTCAATGAATATAAAACGGCCCCTCAGTATGGTATAATCTCCCAGCGTTTATCTTCATCACGAGCTGTATCTGAATTGCTGGAGGAAATCAAAGAGGTTGCTACCAGTGTAAATCCTGAGAGTATTCGAGACCAATTTGAAGAGTATCTGAAACTGGTTCAGTTCAAGAAAATCATCAAAGAAGTCAATAAGAAATACGAGGATGGCGAGCGTATATCAGCAATGATGGCGTTTACCAAAGAAGCATTGAAGCTCCAGCAGTTCTCACTAAAGCCGGAAGAGTTTATAGACATCGCCCAGACATACGAAGAGCGTTTGCGCGAAAACAAGGTGCGCAATGAAAACCCGGTAGCTAAGATGGTCAATAGCTTCTATATTGATGGCCTCGATGAGATGAATCAGGGGCGTAATCTTCGCACTCAGCTTTCTCTCTTCTTGGCTATGTCTGGTGTCGGTAAAAGTCACATTGCTCGCTGGATTGGCTATAATGCTGCTTACATCAGTGGTCTTGATGTACTCCACATACAGTTAGAAGGCACTGCTTCGGAAACCACAGATGCGTATTCTGCAATGTTGAGTGGAACCACCACCTATGAATATGAGAGTGGTAAAGTCAACAATCATACGTTAGAGCATCTGAAAAGTATGCTCGACACCTACAAAGGCACTTTGAGAGTAAAGGCTTACCCTAAGTTCGGCAAGGAAGTTTCGACCACTGACATCAGAACCGACTGTGATAAATACCGTGAGAAATATGGCAAATATCCAGACGTGATCATCGTTGACTCGCTCGATCTCTGTACCGATTCTTCGGGTAAGAATTGGGATTCTAAATCCTTACGTCACAAGCGTATCGCAACCGCTCAGGACCTGAAGGATTTGGCCGGAGAAACTGATAGCTGGCTCGTTGTCACTTATCAGGCCACGATTGAAAATCCTGACTGGGTGAATGATGAGAAGAATGTGCTTACGGCTTTCAACACCTCAGAATGTAAAGGACTCCAACGCCCTTGTACTCATTTGATTTCTCTCAATCAGAGTAAAAAAGAGTATCGAGAAGGCACTATGCGCCTTTATGCCGACAAGTTCCGCTTCTGTAAAAAGGGAGAGCCTTTCAGAATTGCTCTTGATTACGAACATGAGGTGTTTTATGACCGAGTGCGTACTCTCAATCTTCCCCAAGAGTCTTAACTAAATTTGAATTGATGAAAGCAGTGTTAAGACAGGACTACACGAATGATTATCACACCAGAAATGCAACAATCCATCAGAGAAGAGCTGCTATATGATTTAGGCGGCAAGATGGATGGTTCAAGACGAAATATATTGGTTCCTAATTGTCCTTTCTGTGGGCATGATGGCTTCAAATATGGTATCTATGTCGGTAATAATGTCGGCAAGAAGCGGTTTGGTATGTCGAATTGCTACCATTGTAACCGTCGTTTCGGCTCTTTGAAAGAGACTTTGAAAGCCTTGGATCGTGAGGATCTGATACCGGCAGAAACAGCGGAACTTGATGACAGTGAGACGGACATCTCAGCTATGCTGGATGATGAGATTGATGATGATCTCGTTGAAATCACCATGCCTCGTGGGTATAAGCGTTGTTACAAAAACTCATATCTCAAATCTCGTGGCTGGGAAGTAGATGATTATGAGTATTTTCCTGTCGGCACAAACCGTTCTATTGAACGAGAATATCAGGATTACATAATTCTTGAAGTTCGAGATGAAGGCCGGACTGTTGGGTTTGTGGCTCGCAGTATTCTCAGCAAAGAAGAGATTGACAGCTACAATTCCAGACATCACTTTAAGATTCGTCGCTATAAAAATTCCGATGAACGTGATGGTAACGGCTTTGCAAAAATGCTATACAACTATGATGCGATTGAGGTCGGCACCACACATTCAGTAATTCTTTGTGAAGGTCCGTTTGATGTGGTTGGTCTCAATCGCAAGTTGGAGCTTTATGATAACAAACATATAGTTCCCATAGCTACTTTTGGAAAGAAGATTTCTCAGGAACAGATGTACAAGCTCCAGAAAAAGGGGGTGGAACAGATTGTCATCGGTTATGATAATGATGCAAAGGAAACCACATCTAAAATTGCAATGGAGCTTGATAAATACTTCGATGTTCTGATTGCTGATATTCCTGATGGTGTAGGCAAAGATTGGGATGAAATGGATGTCGAGGACATTTATGATGTCTTTGCCTATAATCTTAAAACGGTTAGAGAATTTAATCTTGGATAAGATGAAAGAGGTAGTATCATTAAAAGAATGGCTGGATAACCATAACATCACTTACTCTTTGCGTAAGGACGTGGTTGTCATTCCTGGATTTGGCCGTTGTCTTATTCAAGATGATTATGACCACATCTTCAAACAAACCAAAGAGGGGAATGTGGTATTCAACAGCATTGAGAATTATTCTTATCTGATTGCAGATGAGATATATTATATAGTTTTTCCGTTTGGCTGCCGGTGGTTTTACATTGATGTTCGTAAAGATCCATCGGAAGTCCAATTCAAAATTCTGCGGTATGTGGGCAATACCCCCACATTCCAACACGAATGTGAATTTTATCCTTTAGGTATTCATTCCGGGTATGAGTTGTTGAATGGCAGTGGCTTATTGAAGGACTGGTGTACTAAAACTAAGTTCTTGGGCTACAAAGGGCTGGCTGTGTCAGATAGGAATACGATGGCTGCATCTTTGGATTTGCAGCAGTCGGCTACTGATGCTGGTCTAAAATACTGTTTCGGATATTCATTAACCGTGCGTACTGGTAAGGATAAGGTTGGTGTAAAACTCTACTCAGCTACTCAGCAGGGGTTTAAGAATATGCTGCGTATTCAGAAAGCTATAGCGGTAGATAACTATGAAACAAAAGAGATAGACCTAATCACTCTTCTTAATCTTGCTGAAGGCAATACCTTGGTGTTTGATAAGTGGAGTGGCCATTGGCTCGCCGAAAATAAGAACGCCCTTCAGGATTTTGTTGAAGCATTTGATGGTTGGGTATTCTTTCAGGTTGACACTTCAGAATATCGAGCTGATAGAATTGACTCCGCATTACTGCAAAGCCAAAAAGCATATTTCGATAACTTTTATCAGGGCAATCTGGAGTATTCAATGAATATTCGACCAGTTCTAATCCAAGATGTTTACTATTTGGATAAAGAAGATTGGCGTACCAAGGTTATTCTCAATAAGGTTGACACTGGGGCTGCCCATGAGCAATCATACAAGCAGTATCTCAAAACTATTGATGAGATTTATGATGAGTTCCGTGCTCTCTTCTCCGATAGATATGACGATGATGTTTTCTATGATATGTGTGAAGCGACTGCTGACATTATTGAAAACGCTTCAGCTGCTTATGATCTTAGTGATAACTATGCTCCCAAGTATGATATGACTCCTCAGGAACGTGAGAAGTATGGTGATACTTTGACTATGTTCCGATCATTGATTGAGGAAGGATTTAAGAAACTGGTTCCTGAAGGAGAGGAAGAGGAATATCGGAAGCGTGTCGAATATGAGAAGTACGTTATTGAAAGCACCGATAATGTTGATTATTTCCTTATTCAGAGAGATGAACTGAACTGGGCCCAAGAAAATGGTATCTTGACTGGAATTGGTCGAGGCTCTGCCGGTGGGTGCCTACTACTCTATCTTATGGGTATCACATTTATTGATCCCCTGAAATATGATTTGATTTTTGAGCGTTTCTTGTTGCCGGAGCGCGCCGGTCTGGAGCCGGATAAGGTAACTGTTATGGCCGATGATATAGAGTCCTCAGATTACTTTGAGTTGGCCTTAGATGATGATAAGATACTCTTGCTCGATAAGGATGCTGAGTTAGTTGTGATCAGAAATGGTGAGCAGCTGACCGTATATGCAGATGAGTTGCAAGAAGGTGATGACATTCAGTTCGATAACTGTGATATACTTCACACCTTACCCAAGAAACTTCTGCATGAAAATTCGGGCAATAACTCACAAAACTAATACCTCTCTTGTTTCAGATTGCTATGCCGGCGACGGATATGTGAAACGCAATCACGGCTCTCTTCCTGATATTGATTCTGACTTCAGTGCGGTTCGCCGTGATGAGGTAAAGGCATATTTGGAAAGACGCTATAACAAAGACGGTCTCCAGCGTGTCTTTTCAGCTGGTACATTTACAACTGAGAAGATAAAGTCAGTCATCAAAGACGTGGCCAGAACTCATAAAATTTCTCAGGCTACCACCAATTATCTGACAGCGATTCTGGATGATAATATGACGTGGACCGACCTGATGAAGATGGCTTCCACAGACAAACGTATGAGGGATTTCATTCAGAAATATCCCGATGTGTTTGAAGAGATATTACCGATTATGGGGCAAGCTCGCTCTGCCGGTATTCACGCCTCCGCACTTATCATCACTCCAGAATATGTCAAAGGAGAGCGTGTGGAATGTTTTGACCTACTACCTATCCGAAAGATGGGCGACCTGTTGGTATCTGAGATTTCAGGTAATGATATTGATGCTATTGGTATCTTGAAGAATGACGTACTGGGTATTAAGGAGCTTACCAGACTTTCAGATACGCTCAATCTTGTTGAGAGTGAGTATGGGGTCAAGTATAACATTCTTGAAATCGCTTCTAAGTATCTGAATGATGAGAAGGTATTTAAGATTATCCGTGAGGGCAATACTCAGGGCGTGTTCCAGATGGGTGGCGAGGGTATCACCAAATTCGTCAAACGTCTGGCTCCGGATAATATTAATGACCTGATTGCTTCTGTTGCGCTGTTCCGTCCAGGTCCTCTCGACTCTGGAGCTGCTGATAATTATGTTCGTGCAAAGCGAGGTGAATATGAGCCAACCTACTTATGGGGAACTTATGAAATCTTGAAAGATACTTTTGCTCAGATGGTTTATCAGGAGCAGATTTCTCGTGTGGCTCAAAAGGTTGGTGGCCTTAGCCTTGGTGACGGTGTGAATCTTGTGAAGGCTCTGAGTAAGAAAAAACTGGAGAAAGTTCGTAAGTTTCAAGCTAAGTTCTTTGCCGGAGCCAAGCAAAACGGGTGTCCTAAAGAAGCTGCTGATCAAATCTGGAGCAATGTGGAAGATGCTGCAAAGTATTCTTTTAATGCTTGTATCGCCGGCCACGAATACTTGTGGGGCAGACATAAGGAGAAAGGTGCTGGCACTCGTATCAATATCGGTGATATGTGGCGCACCAAAAATGACTATGAATGGGCTAAAGCCAACAACCGTCTTGGTCTTAGAAATAAGTATCGGAAGTTCGGCTATGGCACTTGTTGGTCTTTGAATGAAGATGAGAAGTTGGTCATCAACCGCATTGTGGATATCCGTTATCAGGGTGTTCGCCCAGTATATCGTATTACATTGGCAAATGGCAGCACGATTGATGTAACCGACAATCATAAACACCCGACATTGGATGGCCAAAAGCGTACTGATGAGCTTATCCCCGGCGAGGATTTTATGTATATCCGTGTGGGTTGGATTAAGGAAGATACAACCTATCGGTTTATTGACAAGGGTAAATTGAACAATCCCAGGTATCATTCAAATGATAATGTGGAGGCCCACAGCATCAATGCGCAGAAAGGTCATCAGGGTTTTATGACTCGTGACTCCAATTATACAAAGCTGGAGTATTATAAGCAGCATCTGAAGAAAGATCACTGTGAGAAATGTGGCAAGCATTTGAAGCGACTGGAGATTCATCATATCAATGGCGATCATTCAGATGTCGGGGAAAATTACTCCAATATTCAGACCTTATGCCCAAGTTGTCATAAGAAAGCTCATTATGAAATGGGCCGTGTAAAGATGGGCCGTAAGGGTCTTGGCACTGCTGTGGTTCAGGTAGTATCAGTGGAATATCTTTGTGATACGGCAGTGTATGATGTAGAAATGGAGCATCCATACCATACTTTCCTTACTGGGAAGGGGGTTGTGACGTGCAATTCTCACGCTACAGCTTATGGGTTGACGGCTTATGTCGGTGCGTGGCTCAAAACTTACTATCCAACTGCTTTTTATACTGTCGTTCTACGAGACCAAGATGAGGATAAGATGGCAGTTCTTATGAATGAAATCAAGACTGTCGGTGGTACGGAGCTGGAGAAGCCAAACATCAACATCTCAGGTGAAAATTTCACGGCAGACTTCAAGAATAATAAGATTTACTGGTCTTTATCTCGCATTAAGCAATTAGGTCCTAAAGCGGTTAAGTATATCGTTCAGGAGCGTAATCTGTATGGTGAGTTTTATGACCTGGAAGATTTTATCAAGCGTATCTTCAAAAGCAAGTTCAAGAACTTTGATGATGAAGGGACGGCAGAGACTCGTGAACGCTGCCCGGTGACAGCAAGAAGTGTTCGTAATCTGATTTTTGCTGGAGCCTTTGATGCTTGCGAAAATGTTGGCTCAGTTCTGGAGCGATATGGCTTATTAGAAAAGGCTGCTACTCTTTTAGGATTTAAGCTGACTGAAAAGGATATTCCTGAAGAAATGCGAGATAAGCATTACTGGTGGAGTCGTCAGCAAATCACTGTTTCTGGTCACGGCACTATTGATTATCGTAGGATCTATGATAATATGGAGAAGCCAAAGAGTGTTTCAGCAAACAAGTATATCGAGTTCTCAGACCTCAGCAATATGTTCTATGAAGTCCGAAAAGGTGTCATTTGTGCCGCTATCTGCTCTGTTACTGATAAATCCTACAAGGATAAACGAACTGGCGAAACTAAGCACTTTGGCAAAATCGAGCTTCAGCAAAATACTGAAACTAATATCCTTACCATCTGGGATGATTGGGATATTTGGAAAAAGGAGCTGAAGAAAGCAGAGGGCCGAATGATCGTTGCAGTAGTAAATGTAAAATGGAGTGATTACGATGAGAAGAACACTCTTCAAATCGGCAGAAGCTCATTCTTAAAGTTGATTTGATATGTCGTTTCTTATTGACATACGCGAGGAACTGGATGATCAGGTTCAGAAACAGCTTCGCAAGTTTAGGCAAGAATGTGCTGGTACCGGCTATAATGGCTGGTACCGGATTCAAGCCGCCATTGCCAAAGCTCGTGATTTGACCATCTACCACGATAAGATTGAGAATTTTATAATGCCCAATCTCTTTGATGAAAATGGAGATGCGATTGCGTGGTATCACTGGCGTGACCCCCAACAAGTTCAGGTCAATATGATAAAACGTAATCTGCAAACATCTTCTAAAGCCAGCAGAAAACGTGGTCGTGTCACTCCGACCAGATTACGAATGCTGATGAAGGAGATTCTGGACTATAGAATAAACGAATACTTAAATCCCAAACAAGATATGGCTAAACTTAAAATTTTGTGTATTGTAGGTGGCTCAGGCTGTGGCAAGACTTTGGCCTCATTGCACCTCAAATACCATAAGGATGCAAATGTGATTTGCTCTTTTACCACCAGACCCCCCAGACCTACGGAAGTGGAGGGGAGGGATCACCATTTCATTGACATTGTACCAGACCGAACAGAGCTGATTGCCTATGCTCACTTTGGTGGATATTATTACTATGCTACCAAATGGCAGGTATTTGGTCCTTGCACCGTCTATGTCATTGATGAGAAAGGACTTGAAAATCTGCGCAATGACTTTGGTGATGTCTATGACATCTATACTGTCTTGATTAAGCGAGATAAGGCTCTTCGCCGGAAATCTGGCATAGATGAAACTCGTTTGCGTCGAGATGAACGTCGTGACCTGAAAGATGAGGATTATGACTATGTGATTGTCAACAACGGCAAGAAAGCAGCTCTTTTTGAGAGCATTGAGTGTATCTACGAAGAAATAAAAAACAAATAATTATGGCAGCTCCAGTTGAAAAAGGAAATGTTGTTACTCTAATCTTCTATGATTTTGAGACAGGGGGGAGAGAATGTACCAGATGTGCAGCCACCCAAATTTCTCTTCATGCAGTACGTCTTGACACGTTTGAAGTAATGGATAAATATTCGGCTTATATTTATCCTTATAACAAAAAGAACGTGGACGCTAAATCTAAGCGCAAGGTTCTTAAAAATAAGTATGAGAATGACTCAGAAGAGTTAATGGATTATGAGGATGCAGCATTGGAATATTCCCATATTACAATGGATATGCTCTATTCTTTGGGTAAGCCTTTGGAAGAAGTGTGTCAGGAAATATGTGATTTTGTGGAGCGCAATACCTTCCCGGTTGTTGCAAGTAACAAACCATTTATGGTTGGTCAGAATCCTTTATTTGATAAGGGATTCATGCAGCAAATTATGCTCTATTCTGGTCTATGGAGCCGTTTTTGCAAACTGGTAAGGGGATCCAAAGATTTCTGGGGTAACTTCCAACCTGCCCAACTTGACACTATCATTCTTGCCCAGTTAGCTTTGGATAATGATAAGAGTATTAATACTTGGCGATTGGAGTCCATTGCAGAACGCTTTGGAGTTGACTTAGACGATGCTCATGATGCAGATGCTGACGTTACAGCCACCAGAGAAATTGTCAGAGTGCTTACAGCAAGGATGAGAGAACAATCAGCTGGTGGTAATGCTGTCGGAAGTTTGGCAGCTGAAAAGCAAGAAAAACTTAGAGATCATTTCAAAATTTAACTTATGAAGAGCAATTTTCAATTCGATAAAAAGACTGGTACGATGGTGCCGGCCAGTGATGCGGTAGCCCAGGGCATTAAGGCAAATGTTCATAAGGAGGTGGTTGAGTCGAAATCTGACAAGACCACTACACAGCCTCAGTTTCAGCAAGAGAAGAAGATTGATATTAAGGCCGATACTGTCAATATCAATCGTAATCCAGTTGTTCAGATGAAACGTGTGGCCCATAACACCCCCATACAGTTGATTGATGAGAATGGTATGCCAGAGGCTTATCTCGACTCAACTACAACTGGAGTGATGATGTTCCGGGAGAGAGAGGATTATGACATCTGTCAGATCAGTGATGAAAAGACAGGCAAGGTTCTCGCATACATAGGAGGTTATGCCCTTCAGTTTAATTTCAATATGGCAGAGTTAAATACGATGGAGCGTATTGAGCAATGCCTGCAAGGACTTGTAAAGCTCTTCCGACATCAGATAATGAATCAAAATCTAAGGAACTCTAACCCTTAACCGTAAGACACAGAGGCTTTGTGTGTAAGTTTTCTATTATCTATAAAGGAATAATTCAATATAGATAATGGGAAATATAAAGCTCACAAACCTTGAAGAGAAGTTCTGCTTGGTCTTTGCTTGCGGGCCTTCTCCATATAACGGCAATGCACGAAAAACCTATGATCTCGTGTTTAACGGGAGCACGGGATTGCTTTATGATCCTTCAAAAGATGGGATAGATGAGCATACTCGTAGAGAGGTGGAAACCTCTATTGCCGTTAGGACACTTATGATGCGTGATGATATAAAGGACCGCATTGACCAGCTGAAAAGTGAAAATATGGTCAATGCGGCCACTTTGCGTCCGCGCCTGACTGAAACCCTTTTGAAGATTGCTGATGAGTGCTCTACTCTTCATGTGACTGACAGATGGGGTAATACTATGTCACCAGCCGCACTCCGTTCTGTTGCGGTCAACGCTATCTCAAAGCTCACCGATATGTATGGTATCAAAGAAGATATTGCGCATAAGGTTATGCTGGAAGGTGCTGATGGTGATGGCATCACATTTAACCTTATTGTGCCGGAGGCAAGTAAGGAAAATGGAATTGACAAAGTGATTGAATAACAACTTAAAAATTTGATATAATGGAAAGTAAGACAAATTCAATCATTAGAGATTTCATAATCAATAATGCCAAGTCCATATTCACTTTCATTATATTTGTTTGCGGATTGTACATTCAGTACCAAGCAAGTATGATGAGAATTGACAATATGGAGAAAGAGATTGCCCAGATCAAAGTTCAGATTGACGATCAGTATGTCAAGCTCGACAATATGAAGCTCGACAAAGCTGTCTTTGAGGCAACGATGAGATCATTTACTGATATGTCAACGGATATACGTCAGATCCGTGACAGATTAGAGGACATTCTCGGAGACCATCAACGTCATAATCCGCAAGCAAACAGATGAATGAGCTAAAAGTCGGAGATAGAGTTACAATCCGATACTCCAAAAAATTGGAGCAGAATGGCAACAGCCTCCTTACAAACCGGACTGGCATTGTTACTCGGATTTTATTTACCGGTGGAAATTTGACTGGAGCCTATGTGGATGTGAAAGTAATGAGACGTGTCAGGAACTACTACATTCCAATCAGCTCTATCGAAGGGCCGGATTTGATTAACAAAATGCGAACACTAAGCATATTAAAATCAACTGTATTATAACTATGACTGTTTTGAAAATCGGTAGTAGAGGTGAAGAAGTAAAAACTCTACAGAAGAAGCTAAACATTACAGCGGACGGTATCTTCGGAAAAGATACTGATGCAGCTGTTAAGGCATATCAGAAATCACATGGACTGACTGTTGATGGGATTGTCGGCGCTCACACTTGGGAAAGTCTTGGTTTCCCAGCAACCAATCGGTTCATTGATGAGATCATTATCCACTGTTCGGCCACCAAAGAAGGCGTTAATTATTCGATTGACAAGATTGACGCTTCACATAAGGCTCGGAAATTCTCATCGTATGTTGATACCAACGGCAAGACACGATATATCGGGTATCACTATATAATCCTTCGTGATGGTACAATCGTGAAGTGTCGCCCGGAAACAAAGATTGGGTGTCACACTTCAGGCCATAATACAAGGTCAATCGGAGTGTGCTATATTGGTGGTCTTGATGCAAAAGATACCAATGGCACAATGATTAAGGACACCCGCACTCCCCAGCAGAAAGCCAGCCTTATTACTGTCATCAAAGACATCAAGAAGCGTTACGGCACAATCGCAAGGGTAATCGGCCATCGTGACACTTCTCCTGACCTGAATGGTAATGGTGTTATTGAGCCATACGAATTTATTAAGGGCTGTCCTTGCTTCGATGCTATCCCTGAATATTCAAAACTCTAAATTTCAACAGTATGTGGAAAACTATATTAAGCAAATGTAGCCTATATATCGTCATAGGAGTTCTCTGCATTTCCTTATGGCAAACTTATAGTCAAGCTACCAAATACCAACATAAGGCCGACACTCTGGAGGCCACCATCAGCGATCTCACTCAGAAAATTGAATACACCAAAATTCAGTTGAATGACTCTATTGCAGTATATCAGGCCGAGGTAAAAACTTTGAACATCACACAGTCAAATTTGCAGGCCAAGTACGATAAACTTCTTGCTTCTTCTAAGCTGAAGCCAAAGGATGTCAGTAACGTGACTGAGGTTGCGACTGTAACTCATAGTGTAGATACTGTTATCGCTATGGTTGATACATTTGGAGGTATTACAGCTAAGTTAGAAGATAATTTTGTCAATATAGATGTTGAGGTATTGCCGGATAGAAACGCTATTATAGATTACGAGGTGCGTGACAGTCTGACATTGCTCAATATTCAGAAAAAGCACTCCTGGTTGTTCGGTCTGATTAAATGGAAAGAACATAAGGGTGTTCGAGTGATAAATCACAATCCGAAAGCGAATATCGTTAGTTTACAAACCATAGATATAATGGAATGATGAAACAGATAAAGACAAAACCAATCATGCCGAAGGATTTGAAGCAGGTTGGGAAGAAACACGTTGATAAGCTGCACAGTATTAAATGCCAAAGTAAAAAAGATTGAAAAGGGTTTTAATAATAATGTGTTATTAAGCGATGATCCACTCTACTGAGAAGTAGGGTGGATTTTTCTTGCCGGACTATTATTAGAAAAGAAAGATATAATGGCAAGATTAGAGCGACCGAGAGGTCTAAAAATAACATTTAAGCCATCAGCAAGACAGTATGAGCTATGGAACGCCCTGCAACCTAATCATTGTGATAAGTGTGGGGGTAAGCTCATTATGAAGCCTAATGGATTTGATAGCAAAGGGCATCAGGTGTATAGGGCTACTTGTGAGAATTGTGGGAATACCGATATTCCAGAGCAAGTCTTAGGAGGCGGTTCTGCCGGTGGTGGTAAATCATATATTGGTTGTTGTTGGCTGGTATGCAGTTGCATACAATTCCCCGGCATCCGTATGGTGGTTGCCCGAAAGGTTCGTAAGACCCTTTTGGAAACTACTTGGAAAACCTTAAAGGACGTGCTAAATTCGTGGGGATTAAAGCAAGATGTGCATTATCATATAAATAATGTTACTTATATCATTACATTCTGGAATGGTTCAGAAATAATGGCAATGGACTTGACCCCCAGCCCCCAGGACCCTGACTTCAACTCCCTTGGTTCATTGGAAATCACTGGAGGCTTCATTGATGAGGTGTCTGAGGTTTCCGAAAAGGCTGTGGAGGTATTGGCATCCCGTATTCGTTACAAGATTGCCGAGACCTTTGTGGTAGGTAAACTGTTTATGTCAACCAACCCCTGCTTGACCTGGGTACGTTCTACCTTTGTAATGACCGATGATGGAGATCCGGTAGAATTACAATCCGGCTACCGTTACATCCCATTCAGTCTGTTCGATAATCCCAATGAATCGTTTAGAGCTATCTACTATAACAAGTTGAGCAAGCTGAGAAATAAAGCTGACCGAGACCGTCTGTTGTATGGTAACTGGCTCTTCACCACAAGCAATAAAATGGCTGCTTATTGGAACTTTGATGGTGATACACATCTGGTTCATAATTTAAGGGAGCAATCTTATGACCCGATGAAGCCGCTCATTCTCAGTTTTGACTTCAATGTAAATCCATATATGAGTTGTTTGCCCATTCAGATTGATTGGGAGAATAAGATTGTATATGTTTTCCCTGAATATGTCGGCTACCCCAAAGACAAGAGAAACAACACCCCAGCTTTCACAAGATGGATAGCTTCTCAGTTGGTTGCCGACGGTCATATCGGTGGTGTATTGCTGACTGGCGATCCCGCTGGTCTATCTCGTTCCACTCAGACTGAAGAAGGGGTCAATAACTTTACCATTGCCAATAAGAATATGACCAATGCTGTGCTGAAGCCGAAAATTCAGCTTTTGAGCAAGCAGCCGGCAATGGTGACACGACTGGAATTTATCAATGAATTACTGCATAATTTCAAAGGCTGGAAGGTCTATATTGATGCTCGCTGCCACAGACTGATTGAGGACTTTGTATATCAGAAGAAAAATCCTGACGGAACTAAAGAAAAGAAGAAGGTTCTTAATGATAATGGAGAGCGTGTTGAGCGTTGGGGCCATTTCTCAGATTGTTTCGATTATGCGATGATTTACTATCTGAGTTCAATCTACACTCAGTATAAAACAGCCTCAACAGAGATAGTCACTACCATAGATTCAGAGGACACTGTATATGGGGAATTTGACTATTAATAAATAAAACAGCAATAATATGATATATCATCGTTTTCTGACAAATAGGGATTACTTTTGCATCGCTACGGAAGAGCACATGAGGCAGCTTATTCGTGGTGTGGAAGATCGTATTCCACAAGCGGAGCAAAGAGCCGAAATGCAGCTTCTGGAGTTTCTCGATCAGTATTATGAGATTGAAAAGGTGTTGGCTGTCGGTAAGAATATCAGGGAGTATAATATCAATGTGTCTTACCCTGGCCAGGCGTGGATTAAAAAAGATGAGGAAATCTTTAAGACATTGACCTGCATCAATGGCCTCAAAAGACCTACTAAGGTGGAATATTGGAAGCAGGTTAATGATTTTATCAACCCCTGCCTCATTGAACACGCTAAGAAATACTCTCAGCTTCGGATGTATCCTAAAGGCGAAGTTGTCAAGTTCGGAACTGAATATTGGCAATGCGCAGTTCCTCACGGATATGAGGCTGGAGAAATTCATGTTCCCGGTGTAAAAGCATGGCGTGAAGCTGAAATAATCCCCTGGGAACCTAATATGGAATGGGAGAAAGATCAAGTATGCTCTTACAATGACCAATTCTATCAATTCCTTGGTAAATCAGAGGAAGAAGAGGAAGAGGAAGAGCCGGCCGAACCCACTCCAGAATTACCCGAAGAGCCTGAGACACCTAAAGAACCTGAAGGTGGTGAAAAACCTACTCCTGAGTTACCGAGTGACGAGGCTGTTCTTACTCCAGAGGAAGATGATTGCTGGGGCCTTATCGGAGATTATTCTGAAGAGTTAGAATATGACTACTCAGAAGATGCTCGTGATTATGTTGTGGCAGAAGGAACGGTGTTCTATCCCGTTCTTAATCCTAATCCTGATAAACTTGTTGATGGCGTCAATATCACAAGAGATGACCCCAGAAACAGCAATATCGTTGCTCATTTGAGCCGTATCGCACTCTATCATCTTCATTCAATCATTTCTGCCACCAACATTCCAGAAACGCGCCGGTGGGCTTATGAGGACTCTATGCAGTGGCTCTATAATGCTTCCAAGTTCAAGATCAATCCTCAGCTTCCCCGAAAAAAAGAACGTGATTCTTGTGATCCAAAAGTGGACTGGGCGTTAGAGACATTCCAAAGGAGCTACGACCCGAATGAAAACATTTGGTTGATATAAAAATCTATTCTTTCTTGCCTGATAGGGCGGTTCAACTCAGAAAATAACGAGTTGGCCGCCTTATTTATTAAGAATATTTAACACTTATAGGGTATTGATGAGGCTTAAAATTCAAATTTTAGTGAAGTAATCACTCTTAAAATTCAAGTTTTTTAGCTAATTTTGCAGTACAAAACGCGGAGTTGTGATACAACTTGTGCATATTTTGTGACAAAATCGAACCATAAAAATACTGCAATCGACTGAATTTCAGCATAAAAAATATAAAGGTGGGGAGTCCCCCGTTGGCACCACTGAAAATCAGAGAGTTGCAGAAATGTAGCTCTCTTTGTTTGTTTCTCTCGCGCGACTTGCGGCGGGGCGCGGCAGGAGAGGGTTAAAC